TTACGTGTAGCAAACGTGTAGCATTTTTACAGATTTTATCTTGTCGTTGTCTTTTTCACGCATTTTTTCTGTCACATGAAAATAGACATTTTTAGTAACTTCGCTGTCCGCATGCCCGAGTCTCCGTGATATTGTTTCCAAAGGAACGCCAGATTCCGCGAGCAATGCCGTGTGTGTATGCCGCAAGCTATGTGGTGTTAATCTCCTTCCGAGTATACGCTCTGTGTTTTCTCTGAAATACTTGCTGTATACGTCATAGCAAATATAGTCACCATTGCCGTTCGACAAAAACAAGTCTGTTTGAAACACATACTGTATTTGTTCTTCTTTGGAAAACTTCTTGATCCGTTCTGCGCATTCCAACAACTCATCTTGCATGTATACATCACGTTCTGACATTTCTGTTTTTGTTGTACTGATTTTATGTATATCTCTGGAAAAAGTTTTTGTCACATGAATCTCCCTTTTCTCAAAGTCCACATCCGAATCGTTCAGAGCGATAAACTCTCCGATTCTCAAACCTGACAGAATCAGAAACTCTGTGACCAGCTTCCAACGCTCTACGGTCATGCCTGACAGCAGCTTGTCTATTTCGTCATGTTCCAGATATTTTTCTGCATCCTTTACCCGGACAGAGGGGACACGTTTATTTTGCAGCCGGTCAAGATATGACACATCATCAATATATCCTGCCTGATATGCCCATCGCATCAGGGCTTTGAATCTCGTTAGGCGTTCATTATAGGTGATGTCACTTCCAGTGTATAGCTTATCGGCCACCAAAGGCGCATTTAAGCGCTTTATGAGCGCCTTGTTACCGATTAAGCGTTTAATTGTAGAAAGCCGTCTCCGAGCCGCCTGCGCAGTCTGCGGCTTATATTCTCGCTGTTGTCTGGCAATATATTTTTCGCAGAGTTCTTCTAGGGTTAAATCTTTGACTTTTGCTTCGTGAGTAATTTTATCAATTTTTTCTCTAAGCGCTTCTTCTGCTATCCGCTCGTCCGTCCTCTTTTTTCCTGATGGTTTGATGGTGACAGTTGCAACTTTAATTTCACCAGTTAAAGGATTTTCGTATCGTTCACGATAGCAGACGTTTCCAGACTTTAATTTTTGACTCCACATCAAAATCACCTCATTACAGGACGAAGTGTAATATTACAGGACGATATTACAGGTGAAAAGCCTTATTTTATGCGGGTCTTACAGATATTACAGGACAAATCAATTTCTTAGCATTTTAATAAAAAAGTGGTTGGTTATGTCTAATATTCATAATAAGAAAAAATATAATATAGTAGTTAATATAGTAATATACTGTAATATCTGTAAGTTAAAAATTTAACAAGTCTCAAACCCTTATAAATAAAGGCTTCCCGGATATTACAGGTGCGAGTTCCCATCCTGTAATATCCTGTAATATGTACTGTAATAATTACTGATTAGATAGTAACTTGTCTATAAGTGTTGAGATTATAGCCTGATTTTCTTTGGTAAGTAGATTAAATCTGTTTTCTTCACCGACAAGTGAAGAAATAGACACTCCCAGAGCTTCTGACATGTGTCTCATGAGAACAATACCCGGATTTCTCTGTCCGGCTTCCAGTTTGCTGATGTATGACCTCTGGTTTTCCTTGGAAGCGGTTCCTATCCTGTTGGCAAGCTTCGTCTGCGTGAGTCCGAGTTCTTTTCTCCTGTCACGAACGTTTCTCCCCAACATCTTCAAAAATTCCTCATCCGTCATACACTTGACCCCCACGTTAATATTTCTGTCTATTTTCGACAACTTTTCCAATAATGTGTACAGGCACGGTTGTGATTTGCTCGTTGGTGAATTCCATAGGTTTATAAGCCGGGTTGAAGCTGATCAGGCTAATTCCGCTTTCGTACTTCATAAGCCGTTTGCATGTAGCAGAGTCTCCGTTGATTGTGGCAATAACCACATCGCCAGATTCAGCATCATCCTGTTTCCTTACAATCACGGTGTCACCTTCAGAGATTCTTGGAGACATTGAGTCTCCCTTTATCCGGAGTCCGAAAAAATCCCCAGCCTTAGCCATTGCGTCTGGTATTTCTTCCCAATCCACAACGTCGGTAATCATCTCTATGGGTATACCGGCTGCAACGTTACCCAGGACAGGTATTCTAATTCCCTTGTTTGAGTTTCCATTGGGTATTGGTGTCTCCGTTCTTCCGATGAGATAATCAATCGACACTCCAAAATAATCAGCTACTTTTTCTAATTTGTTTGTTCCAGGGGCAGATGTCCTCCATCTGCTTATTGTACCGTTCCCCATGTTTAATTCTTCCTCTAACCGAGGCAAACTGAGTCCCCTCTGATTTGCGAGGAGACGAATCCTATCTACTAGCGTCAATTTGTGTACTCCCTTCCGTCTTAAAAATGACATGAAAAAATTCATGCAAAACTATTGACAGCTAGAAAATATTCATGTAATATAAGCATGTACAGACGAGTACATGAAAATAATCTATTGGTCACTTGGCGGTGGAATCAATAGGGTATATGAATATTTTCAGCTATTTTTATGCCCTTATAATAGAATATTTTCATGCAATAGTCAATATACAAATGAACATTTTCTAGGAAAGGGGGTGAAGTTTTTGCTAGAAAAAATAAAAGCCCTTTGCGAGTCGAAGGGAGTAACCGTTTACAGGCTAGAGAAAGACCTTGGTTTTTCTTCAGGGAGCGTTTCTAAATGGGACACCAATTCTCCCAGTGTAGAAAAAGCGAAAGCCGTTGCCGATTATTTTGGCGTATCTGTCGAATCACTTTTAAAACAGAAGAATGAGAGAAACTAATGTACACATATGAAAACAGAAAGCAACTGTCTGATCGTTTCTCCATCAGTCTGTCAACTGTGGATGACCGGTTGAGAAAGATACGGAAACTCGTACCTGACAGATACCCGAAAGCGTCATTCATTGACAACGGGGGTATCCACAGAGTACGGAGTGACGTATTTGAAGATTACATGTTGAACGGAGAAAAGATCAAGGCAGGAATAGCGGAGGATTTCAAATGAATGAGACATTGAGTGAATGTATTTTAAAATCTCGTTCTGCACTCATCAGCGTTTTAGGCTGGTACGATTCAGACCCGGACAGGGCAGAAGCATATGTGCCGGCAATTGCTGAAATTGCATTGGGATACCTCAACAAAGCTGAAAAGCTGTTAGAGGAAGAAGGTGATGCAAATTGTCAGAGGTAAAGTTATTCCCATTTCAGGAAGATGTTCTGAACATGACGAAAGGTTATAACCGGGTAGCTTATTACCTTGACATGTAACGGGACTCGGTAAAACCTTCGTAGGCTCTGAGAAGATGAATCAACTCGGAGAAAAGACGAATCTGATTGTTTGCCAGAAATCCAAAATATCTGACTGGATGGAACACCTTCAGAAATTCTATTCCGGTCATGTGTACGATCTGACAAACAAGAAACAGTTCGGCAGCTTCTTGAATGACAGCTCAACGGAAACACGATTTGGAATCATAAATTATGAATTGGCTTTTCGTAGACCGGAGCTGTTGAATCTCAGAGATTACACTCTCATGTTGGATGAATCACAGCTTATTTCTAACGAGAAAGCGAAGCGGTCAAAATTCATTTTGAAGCTGCGTCCGAAGAATGTGATCCTGCTGTCTGGTTCTCCTACATCTGGAAAGTATGAAAAACTTTGGAGCCAGTGCAAGTTACTCGGATGGGACATCAGTCGTCAGGTTTTCTGGAACAGCTACATTGTTACCAAAAAAGTAGACTATGGAATCGGATTTCCAATAACCGTAGTGACTGGATATAAGAATGTAGACCATCTGAAAGAGAAGCTGCATGAACACGGAGCAGTGTTTCTGAAGACGGACGAAGTTCTTACTCTTCCAGAGCAGGTAGAGCAGACAATCAGAATCAGACCGTCGCCGGAATATAAGAAGTTCCGCAAGACATCATACCTGAAGATGAAAGACGGAACAGAGCTTGTAGGAGATAACACTCTCACAAAGATTCTGTATTCACGAAAACTATGCGGAGAGTACAGCAAAGACAAGTTGGAAGCGTTTCGTGATCTTGTGGCGTCAACTGAAGATCACCTGGTTGTGTTCTACTGCTTTACATCGGAGTTAAGAGCGCTTGAAGGAATAGCGGATGTGGAAAACCGCAAGTGTGGAGTTGTGAACGGTCAGAGAAAAGACAAGGCAGAAGACATTGACATTCTGTTCGTCCAGTATCAGGCCGGGGCTTATGGCTTAAACCTACAGGGATTCAGCAATCGTATCATTTACTTCTCATTGCCACTGGGCAAAGGCAGTTGCGATATGTGGGAGCAGAGCAAGAAGCGTATTCATCGGATAGGTCAGAATCAGACATGTTTCTACTATTACTTGTTGGTACAGAACAGTATAGAAACATGGAATATGAAAGCGCTGAAGGAAGGGAAGGAACTTACAGACAAGCTGTTTGAAAGGATGAACAATGAAGGGGTATAAGGTTTTTCATAAGGACTGGACTTGTAGAGGCAAGCATTACACTTGTCCCGGATATTTTGAGGAAGATGTAAAACCGAAAATATGTAATGCCGGAATGCACTTCTGTGAAAGAGCGTTGGATTGCTTTAATTATTGTTGCTTCAACACTGATAATCATGTTGCAGAAGTAGAAGCTGTCGGAGAAATAGATACAGACGGTGAAAAATATTGTACAAACAAGCTAAAAATCATTCGCGAAATTCCGTGGAATGAAGTTCTAAAACTTGTAAATGTCGGTAAGGATTGTACGGGAAGAGGCAACACAGGTAACTATAATGCCGGTCACTACAACACTGGAGAAGCTAATACTGGTAACTGTAATACAGGCTCAAACAATGCCGGTGAGCATAATGCCGGTTACTACAACACTGGAGAAGCTAATACTGGTGACTGTAATGCTGGTGATCGGAATGCAGGTAACCGTAATGCCGGTGATTTTAATACTGGTGATTGGAATATTGGTAGCCGTAATACCGGTGATTGGAATTTTACCAATCTGAGCACAGGGTGTTTTTGTACGGAAGAGCAGCATATCAAGATATTCGACAAAGAAACCAACTGGACAATCAATGATTGGCGCAGATCAAACGGCTATCGGGTGATGTTATATTGTCCGCAAAAGACAAAAGTTGTCGAGTGGATAGAAGAAGGGAGGATGTCCGAGAAAGAAAAAGAAGATAATCCCACATACAAAACAACAGGCGGCTATCTGAGAGTGACAGAAGAGTATCCAGACCGTCAGGCATGGTGGGACAGTCTGGATGAAGATAGTAAAAATTGTGTTTACGATCTTCCGAACTTTGATGCAGAGAAATTTTACAAATGCACAGGAATTAGAGTCGATGGAAAATAAACAGAAAATATTAACGAGGTTGTGTGAGGTCTTGCGACAGACGGATGATATGTCAGATTTACTTAGTTTTACATATCTTCCGCATGAAGACGAGGTTATCGCAAGATTTGAGAACCGCAGGAAGATGATTAAAGTTACCGCATTAAGCGGTGTATCAATGGTGAGAGAAATTATTAATAAATTATGAAAGATCATATCAAAATTCTTGGAATGACCTATAAGGTTGCAGAAGTGGAATGTGTAAACAAAGAAGAAATGAGGAAAGGTGAGATTAATTTTCTCACAAATGAAATTCGCATTGACAAAAATATGCCGGACGACCTGAAAGAACAGGCGCTTATCCATGAGGTGCTACACGCTATATTTGATCTGCTCGGATATGAAGACCTTTGCACAGACGAAAACAAGGTGCAAGGCATTGCGACCGCCTTACACCAAGTGCTTAAAGAAAACGCCCGATAGGAGGATATGATATGGGGATTCAATGGGAATTGAGTCAGAGGACAACAACTAATTTGTATGACGCAAGTGTATACCTTACTGATGGTGGTAAGAGAACCGATATATCTATTAAAAAAGAAATATGGAAATTGATGGAACGTCCGGACAGGGTGTCTTGTGGCGTGGACAAAGATGCAGGAAGGATTTACTTCCGTGAGGATAAGCAGGGATATTCCGTGACGAAGAGCGGATCAAAGATGCGGGTTTATTTTCATATGGCTGCACCACATAAAGATTTTGTGGGTGACTATGATGTACATTTCGATCCTGTACAAAAGATGTTTTACATCAGTAAACGATGAACGACGATGGATACCATAACCTGTGTAACGCCGTGATTATACAGGCAATAAAAGATCACCGCAGTGCTGTAAGGAAAAATAATAAGGATGAGGTTGAAAGAATAGAAAGATTTTTCAGAAGCAGATATTTTTCTTTTTATTCTGACCTTGACGGGGAAGATGTTTTGAGGAGGCTGAAAAAGTATGAAGATAATTCTTAATGTGCTACTAAGGTCAGCCGCATTTGTGATGTTAAGTACGGCGATGTTTATACAGCATCCGATGGACAGTGCGTCTGTATTATGCACGGTAATCAGTTTGAGTGGTTTGGGGGTGTTATCGTTGTGTGCCGTAGCAGATTTAACAGGTAAGAAAAGGAATGGCAGCAGAGAAGAACTTTGAAAACCGTGTAAAGGCTTATCTGAAAAGTAAAGGTGTCTGGTACATCAAATACTGGGGTGGTGCGAGGTTCACCAAATCAGGCATACCGGATTTACTTGCCTGCGTGAATGGCAAGTTCGTTGCAATCGAATTGAAAGCACCGAATGGCAAGCCGTCAGAGCTACAGCTTTACACGATAGAACAGATCAAGAAAGCAGGGGGAAAGGCGTTCGTGCTTTACCCGAAAGACTTCAATAAGTTTAAGGAATGGATGGAACATGAAATGTGAATTATACAACGACAGCATGCAGAATTGGAAGTGCTATCCAATTCATAAGGCACAGTTGATTATTGCCGATGTACCCTACAACGTGGGTACTAACTTTTACGGAAGTAACCCTATGTGGTACAAAGGCGGTGACAATAAAAACGGGGAATCAAAATTAGCAGGAAAAGCGGCTTTTGCATCGGATTTTAATTTCAATCTGTATGAATATTTTCACTTCTGTTCACAGTTGATGAGAAAAGACGACAAGAAAGCAGTAGCAAGGGGGAGATCGTCAAATAGTCCGTGTATGATTGTATTCTGTTCGTTTGAGCAGACACAAACACTAATCAATGCTGCGGAGAAACACGGATTTATCCATTATATCCCACTATCATTCATCAAAAACTATTCCCCGCAGGTGTTAAAAGCCAATATGCGGATTGTGGGAGCAACCGAACACGCATTGTTGTTTTACCGTGACAAGTTGCCAAAGTTCAGGAACGGTTTACAAGTAGATGAGAACGGAAAGAACATTCGCGGAACTGGACACATGATTTTTGATTGGTTCGTGTGGGAACGTGACCCGAAGGATATTCCCAAAATTCATCCGGCACAAAAGCCGGTATCACTTATGAAAAGACTGATAGAAATCTTTACAGACCCTGGAGATGTCGTGATTGATCCGTGTTTCGGTTCCGGTTCAACCGCAAGGGCGTGTCAGGAGTTGGGGAGAAATTTCTATGGTTTTGAAATAAACAAGACCTTCTATAAGAGGGCAAAAGAGGAAATGTTACTGAAAGGAGAGGAACTTGGAAACGTTGGACAACAAAAAATATGTGGTTGACAGGCTGATGTCAACCGGACGGGAAGGGATGTGTGATCTTATCTCTTACATGGACGAGGTCGGATTTTTCGAAGCGCCGTGCAGTGGTGGGAATCATCTGTGTTGCAAATACGGTCTGGTTCAGCACACAAGAAATGTAATGATGGCCGCAGAGAACATCGGATACGCACTGCTCGGAAAGAAAGATTATGAAGAAATCAGACCGTCTGTAATCATCGTTTCTGCACTTCATGATCTGGGGAAGTGTGGAGACTTCGGAAAACCGCTCTATGTTCCGAACATGATCAAAAACAAGAAGTACAAGAAATCCACGGCAGATACAGAATCAGAGTATATACAGTCTGATGCAAAGCCGTATGAGCGGAATAAAAATTTAACGAATGTTCCGCATTCTTTCAAATCAGCCAGTATCGCATGGCGGTTCATCGATCTGACTGAGGACGAAGAGTATGCCATCATGTACCATGACGGTCTGTATGACCGTGAGACAGGCGGAATGGCGATCATTCCCGGACACGAAACACCATTATACATTATCGTACACACGGCAGATTTGTGGTCTGCGAGAATCACGGAAGGAGAAAAATGATGGATTGGAAAGATGTACCAAAGTACGGAAAAGACGGACGGTTTATTACTGAGGATGAATTCAGAGATGCAGTTATCGATGTTGCGTCCGATTTAGCTGTTAGAGTCAGCCCAAGAGTCGCATTGGAAGCTATAACCTTTGGAGTGTTACTTAATAAGAAACTTTTTGAGAAGGAGGGCAAATAATGGGAAAACTTGTATTTATTATGGGACGGTCGGGAACCGGAAAATCCCACAGCATGAAGAACATTCCTGCCGACAGGCTCGGAGTAATTAACATCGAGGGCAAAGACCTTCCGTTTGGAAAGACCGCACCTGCATTTAAGGCAGAAACAGTCTGCACGGATGATCCGGAAGACATTGAAGAAACAATGGACAGCATGTCAAAGGATCATGACATTATTGTCATTGATGATTTCCAGTACCTTATGGGGCATGAATTTATGCGCAGAGTGTACGAAAAAGGCTTTGATAAGTGGAATGAAATTGCAAAACACACGTTTGACACGCTGAGACACATTTCCAGGTTGCCTAGTAATGTGGTTGTTTATGTAATGTGCCATACAGACAAGGATGATGACGGCAATGAGAAGATAAAGACCCTAGGAAAGATGCTTGATGACAAGATCGTTCTTGAGGGCATGTCCACCATCGTTCTGAAATCCGAATGCGTGGATGGGAAGTATTATTTCTTCACACAGAACAGCGGACAGGACACCGTGAAATCACCAGAAGACATGTTCCCATCAAGGGCGATCCCCAATGACCTTCTGTATGTAGATAACAAAATTCGTAACTATTGGGACATGAACGGGGCAAAATCGGATTCTGAGATTCAGAAAGAGGATCAGGCCAACACTGTGTCAGAAGATTCTGTATCTGCACCAAAAAGAACGAGAAGAAGTAGGAGACAAGCGGAAGAAAAAGATGTAGAATCAAAAGTGGACACACAGTCCACAGATGAAATTATGAATATTCCGGATGGTGAAGAAGAAGAAGTCCCCTTTGAAGAAAAAGATGCATTGTTAAAAGAGGACACCTATTTCAAAACGGCAGACGGAAATTACATTATGAAACACGCCGGGGATATTGCACCAGAGAATGCAGAGATCATTACAAAAGAAGAGTTTGTAAAAGGCGGTTCAGAAGTCGCACAGAACACCGAAGAAGCACCAGTAAGACGCAGAAGAAGGAGAGGATAAGTCATGGGAGTAGATTTCAGTGCATTTAATAACAGATTCAGCAAGGATGAAATTAAAAAAGCTGAACAGAGATATAAGAAGTTTGAGGAAGAACACGGGAACAATTATAAAGAAGTCCCGTCAGGCGTATACGCAGTTGACGTCGACAAGATGGAAGTTGGGAAAAGCTCGTGGGGAGCAGGCCAGATCAACATCACGTTTGTGATTACGGACGGTGATTACAAGGGACAGAAACTTTTCTACAACGGAACGTTCGATGATAATTTTGCACACGGGGAAGAGCAGACAGCAAGGCTTATCGAGGGTCTGACGGATTGCGGAATATCAAAAGAAACCGCACTGTTGATGCAGGAATCGTCGGACGTAAAGGAGAACATTCTCGATATTTATCAGGAAATTCATGACAAACTTTCCTACGACCTTGATTATGACGTGAAAACCAGTAAGAAACTTAATCCTAACACCAATAAGCCCTATGTCAATAAATTCTTTAGTATTGATGCAGTGTATGACAAATGATTTTTTATGCCAAAATAGTTGACTGACAGTCCACACAGAGAGACAAGAAAATGCTTTTTTATGATATGGAAGTGTTCAAGTATGACTGGTTAGGTGTCTTCATTGACATGGAAACTGAGCGCACAACAGTCATACACAATGACAGAAAGACTCTGACTGACTATTTCAACGAGCATTCATCTTCCATATGGGTAGGGTACAACAACAAGCATTATGACCAGTACATTGTGAAGGGAATAATGCTTGATTTAAACCCGAAAGACATCAACGACTCGATCATCATTCACCGCATGGACGGCTGGCAAATATCACCGGAATTCAACAAGATTCCAATGATTAACTACGATGTGAAGCAGAACCTTCCCGGATATATCCGTAACTTTGGCTTGAAAACAATCGAAGGATTTATGGGTTCGGACATCCGGGAAACAGAGGTTCGCTTCGATGTTGACAGGCCACTCACAGAAGAAGAGCTGCAACAGACAATCTACTACTGTACGCATGATGTAGAAGAGACAATCAAGGTTTTCATGGCGAATGGCGATACTTTTTACGCCATGAAACAGATTGTCGAAGCGTTCCCGAAACAGGTGACACTTGCAGACATCGGGGATACCGAAGCAAGGATAACTGCAAAGGTTCTCGGATGCAGGAAGACCGACAGGATGGATGAATTTGATTTTGAGTTTCTACCGTGTTTGAGGTTGAAAAAATACAAATTCGTTCAGGATTGGTTTGCGGAGCGCAGGGCAGAAGCGCAGAGGTTACACCTTGGTAATGCGTCAGAAAAAGAGAAGAAAGAGTGGTACAAGCAACAGAATCTGTCTTGTGAAATCTGCGGAATTACGTTTCAGTTTGGATTCGGCGGTGTACACGGAGCGCCTGATCATCCGATACGTCTTACAAGGGCAGACGGGGCAGGGTATCACGTTGATGTGAATAACTATTATCCTTCCATGTTGAACGCTTACGGCCTTGTTACACGGTCTGCAACAAACGATAACTACATGAAGGTGTACAACACCAGGAAAGCCATGAAGATGAAGCAGCTTGCCGCCAAAACAAGGCAGGAAGCAAAGGCATGGAAGAAGAAACAGTTGCCGTACAAGAAGATGCTTAATGCCCTGTCAGGAGCCATGAAGGATAGAACGAATCCTGCATATGATCCACGGAATAACAATACCATGTGTATCAACGGACAGCTTATGCTGCTAGACCTTGTGGAACATCTGGAGGTAATACCGGGATTCAGACCGATCAACGTGAACACGGACGGTCTTGTTGTATGGATTCCCGACACGGACGAAGCGTTCTATCAGATGGATGACATTTGTTATGAATGGGAGCAGAGATGCAGTACGGACAAATGTGAGATAGGGCTTGCGCTTGACTGTTTGGATTCAATCACACAGAAAGACGTAAACAACTATTTGTGGGTGGATGCAGAGGGGGGAATTGAGCGTATCGGTTCATATGTAAAGGAGCTGTCACAAATAGACAATGACCTGCCGATTATCAACAAGGCGGTTGTTGATTGCTTATCAAAAGGCGTTCCGGTCGAGGAAACAATCAACGGCTGCAATGATCTAGGAATGTTTCAGAAGATGGCAAAGCTCACAAAGGCATATGACCATGTGGAGAAGGAGTTCGGAGAATATAAAGTCAGAAGCCATTTCTACAACGGAAGGGACGGAGTGCACGCAAAAGGACAGCTAAAGAGCCGTGATTATATTTACCAGAGAGAAAACAGAATTCTACATGAGCAGAATTTCCGTGTGTTTGCTTCAAAGGACATGAGGGAAGGGCGTTTGATCAAGTGCAAAGCGCTTGACAACGGAAAGTTTAGAAGAGACAAGTTCGGCAATACACCGGATCACTGTTTTATCTGGAATGAGTCTACAGAAGGCGTGAAATGCCCGGAAAATCTGGACAAGGAATGGTATATCGATTTAGCGAGACAGAGGATAGAGGATTATGGATTCAAAGATGAGAGGGACAATTATCAAGAGGATGCGGTCTGCTGACGCAGGATATTTCTTTGTAAAAGGTGATGACGGAAAAGAATATTATGCGGCAAGAAAGTTCTGCAAGAACTATGTGAAGAAACACTGGAATCAGTTTGTGCAGGTAGGAAAGGTTGTCTATTTCATACCGAAGAAGAGTGACAGGGAACGTCCAAACGCAACGGAAATAGATTTCGAGGATGATCACCATGACAACAACAGAGTTGGAAATTAAATATCCCGGAGGAATAATGCGGCTGAAGTTGGAACGGTTCTTTCCGTGTACAGGAAGAGACTTAAGAAAATTGTTTCGCACGACTCTGAACGCTTCTCCGGACTACACAGAAGCGTGTGAAAAGATGGAAGCCTATCTGAATAAGGCGCTTGCTGATGTTTCCGATGTAGTGCGCTTGAAAGAGTATGCGAACGGATATGCAGACTATCACGAAAAGTACAAGGAAAAGCTGGAAGAAGTCGCAAAGATGCAGGCCGACTTAGACCGGAACAAAGCCGCGATGAATAATTATGAACGAAGTTCTCCGCAGTATAAGATGCTTCACACGCACTACAAGGAACACAAAGACCGCCTGAGCGCAAAGAAATAATCACTGAAATTTTACAAGGCTTGTGCCACGGAGAACAAACGGGAGTTTGAAAAACTCATCAGGTATCAGAAGAAGTACAAAGAAAATCTGAAACTATTAACGGAGTTGACGGGATGAATTGGAACGGTAATGACAAGGTATTTCGGACATATTTTCACGGGAAGAAGAAACAGGACAAAGAGAAAGTCCGATGTGTCCCGGCAGAAAAGGTAAAAGATCAGGAAGGGCACACTTTTGAAGAGGTAAGAGACGATGGTTTTTTCGGTGCCGTACTGAATCCCGGATATATTGACATTTCGTTTGATACCAAAGAAATGTCAGATGCCATGTTCGACATATTAGACTCACAGAGCCTTCATTGTCTGGAACTGAGCAACCCGAAGAACGGTCATATCCATACTTACTGGAAGAAGCCTAAAGACTGGAAATACAAGGACGGGGAAGATATTACACTTGCTTGCGGACTTATCGCAGATATTCACAGCGGCAGCACCTTCATTCCTCTTTGTATTGACGGTGCAAAGAGATTCCCACCAGAGTATGACGAGACAGACGAGAACGGGGATTATGACGAGGTTCCGAAGTTCCTATATCCGGTCAATACCAATAAGAAATTTTGGCATATGAGAGCCGGGGAAGGGAGAAACAGCGACTTACACGGTTATATCCTAGTTCTCTGGACACAGTTGCAAATGTCCAAAGACGAGGTGCGCAGGATGTACAAGGAGATTATCAACCCGTACATTCTTGCGGAACCACTTGATGAACGGGAACTCGACACAATCATGAGGGATGATTCGTTTCAGAGTATTGAGAATGACGAGGTTGTCCCGATTGAAAGTTTCTACGATGGGAGAACGTTTCTTACAGACGTGTTTTCAGATTACATGATCGAACACGCACACGTCTGCAAGATCAGCGGGAGACTGCATGTCTATGAGAACGGGATATACGTGTACGGAAAAGACAAACTGTATCACAGAATGCTGAAATATGACCGCAGAATGAAGCGGAACAACAAGGCAGAGGTATATGAATTCTTGTGGAGTGAAGCCCCGGAGATAGACGGAGGAATGAAACCGCAGTATGTGGCTTTTGAAAACGGTATTTATGACATCATAAACGACTGCATGATGCCATTCAGCCCGGAATTCATTATCACCAACAAGATACCGTGGAATTACAACCCGACAGCGTACTGTGAATCGACAGATAAGATGCTTGATAACGTGTCATGCCACGACAAGGACATCCGCTATTTACTGGAACAGTTTATAGGATATTGCATGTTTAGAAGCAACGTGTACCAGAAAGCGGTGATACTTGTCGGCAGCGGAGCAAACGGAAAATCCGCAATGCTCAGAACCATACAGGCGATGCTTGGAACAGAAAATTTTTCAACACTGGATATTAACGCACTTAACGACAGGTTTTCCACATCGTTGATGTATGAAAAACTCGCAAATATCGGTGATGATATTTCCGATGAGTTCTTACACGGCAATCAGGTGGCAACGTTCAAGAAAGTAGTAACCGGTGACCGGATTAAGGCAGAGGACAAAGGCGTTGAGCCATACGAATTCAACCCGTATGCGAAACTTATTTTCTCCTGTAACGACATGCCTAGAATCCGTGATAGGAGCGGGGCGGTAAAGCGTAGACTGATTATGATTCCGTTTAACGCAAAGTTCAGTCCGGACGATAAAGACTATGACCCGCACATCGAGGACAAAGTTCAGACAAGGGAGAGTATCGAATATCTGATTCGGATTTCCCTTAATGCTTTCCGTGACGTAATAAAGGAAAACAAATTCCACGAGTCAAGCGCGACAAACGAGACACTTAAAAGCTATGACACGGAGAATAACCCGATTATAGGTTTCGTCACAGAACTCGACGAAGGTGTACATCCGGATGACCCATGGAAAGCATTGATCGGTCAACCGGTAAGAGTAACTTATGACAAATACATTCATTATTGTGATTCTTCCGGTATTCATCGAATGACAATAAGCACTTTTTCTAAACAGCTTTCCTTGCTGTACGGAATTAAAAGCTCAGTCTCGATAATAGACGGGAAGTCTCACAGGGTATATACGAAGGAGAAACAATGAAAGTATTGGTAGCTTGCGAGGAATCGCAGAGAGTGTGTACAGAGTTCCGAAAACGAGGACATGAAGCGTACAGTTGCGATATTCAGAAATGCAGTGGTGGTCACCCGGAATGGCACATTCTCGACAACGCTTTATACGTGATAGGGGGGGGGTACCGTGAAGCTGCAAAACGGTAAGTGGTTGACCGTTGACCATTGGGATTTGATCATTGCACACCCGCCATGCACTTACCTGTCACACGTAAATACAGCCGGTCACAGCTTGAAAAAGACACCAGAAAACCGCATAGAGGGCGCAACAATCGAACGGATTCACGCTATGGAATTTTTTATGAGGTGCTTTCAGGCACCTTGCGAGAAAGTAGCGGTTGAGAATCCGGTCGGAATCATGAATTCCGTTTTCAGGCAGCCAGATCAGATTATCGAACCGTACCAGTTCGCAGAATCCATAGACGATTCTGAGAATTATGTTACGAAGCGCACATGTTTGTGGTTAAAAGGGCTAAATCCGTTGAAAACGAATGATCTTCCCAGACCAGACAATGCAAAATTGTTCGGGACGTATGCAACTGGAAAATCAAAATGTTGGGAAGATTCAAGCACAAGAGACGCAGGAGTCAGAAGCAAGACATTTCTGGGCATAGCAAAAGCAATGGCAGAACAGTGGGGATAATTTATGAGATACGAAGTAAATGAATGCTGCGATTGCGCTAATGACACATATCCATGTATTGGTGACTCATGCAGTCTCATGCATACAGTCAGATACCGATGCGATGACTGCGATACAGACGATCTGACAGAAGATCAAATACATCACATTGACGGAATGGATTTGTGTGACGATTGCTATCGGGACTATACCATGTGGGACGATTACGATTACTGCGACGAGTGCCAGGGATATGGTGACGATTACAGCTTTGATGATGACGGAGAATTAGTTGATAACTGTACAGATTGCGCTTTCAATCCATACAGAAAGGAGAACGATGATGAGTAAGTTTACAGAAGATGAAAAAATAATTTTAAGAAATCTGCCGAAAGAATATAAGTATATCGCAAGGGATAAAGATGGAATGATTTATGTCTATGATATGTTGCCTACAAGGTTGTATAGCCGATTCGCATTAAAGGGAATTTGGCGAAGTTTAAGCGTGTTTGAAAATATATTCAAAGGTGTTACATGGGAAAACAGCCCGATCTGTTTCCGTGATCCGCAGATTCTCGATGATAAAGAACGAGAGTATCTTACGGCGGTGTTGAAGCCACTGCCGAAAGTTAAAACAATTAAGAAAGTCGAAACACCAATGATAAATAGCGAATATTTAATGGTGATATTTCGCAATAGAGAAATCATGTCATTCCCGTTTTTCAAATTACATGCGATGTACAGGGGCATGGAAGTTGGAAGAGAATACACGCTTAAAGAGCTGGGGTTGAAATTATGAGTGCAATCACAAAGAAAGCAGAAGTGTTTAAGGAAGAACTGAAAAAGAATTATATAGGTTGTAGAACCTGTAAGCACAGACCAGAAATAGACGATGATGGTGACGTGGTTCCACCAAAAATGAACGAGCCAGTCAATTATTCTTTTGAAGATTACAAATGTCCGTTTGTTTGTGACGATTCGTATTACAACAGAATGCCAGACGATGATTTCTACTGTAGCTATTGGGAAGGAGAACAGGATGAGACTGATTAATGCAGATGAATTGAAACACGGTTTCAATACTCATTTTGTAAGCGAAAAATACGGTTATGAAAATATTGATGTACGAGAAGTGATCGAGCGTATAGATGCTATGCCAACACTCGGGGGAACGCCAATATCGGCACACTGGATTCCAGAATGCCCTAATAAACGCACTGGGAAAGCCTACAGGCACACATGTTCGAGATGTGGAAGAACCGTATATGATGAACGGCAGGTATCTATTGACGAGAAGGGATACTATTTTTGTCCGCACTGTGGTGCGAAGATGAACGAGGTGGAAGAATGAAAGAAACTTTATACATGCGAAATTTGTCACATCGACTACGCTGACCCACAAAAGGCCACAAAATGTATAGGAGATAAGAAATGGATGAACATTGTTTGTTTTTGAAAAACAGGGATATAAGGATACTTGATGAATTACAAGAAGATGTAAATTTATTGCAATCGAGAATTAATGAGGTACGCAGGCATGTTCTGGAATGCAAAAGTAAAGAAGATTTTGAAAAAATAGATGAAGAGATACCGTTTGACGAGGGTTATAAGCATATAGAACTTTTTGACTAGATTATAAACCAACCGGTTTATATACTGCCCCACGTAACTGAAGAATCCCAACAGTATGACTGATGAATAGGGTTACAACGGAAAATAAAAAACAGGACGCAACAAATGTGATGGCACACGTAAACAGCCGGACGGGGCAGCGGCACACAGACAGATGCTCCGGGGGATGGATGACGATAAAAGGATTCCGCCGCCCGGAGGTCTGGAGGAGGGAAGATATGAGAGGTGAACAGGATGAAATGTGTTAGATGTCCTCTATACCACTACTGGAGCAATGAAAGCGATAGTGGCGAGGCGTGTGCGATATTTGGAGATGGGTGGGATAGCCCATTTCAGTATGAAGATAAAGACGGAACAACAGTAGGGTGTTATCTTGATAGTCACTTTATCAAAAAAGCAGACGCAGAGCGAGATGAATACTATGCGGCAATGGCAGAAAGCATGATGAGAGGTGAACAGGACGAATGGATGATCTAATCAGCAGACAGGCAGCGATTGATGCGCTTAGAACGTGTTATGACACAGAAACTGTCACATACACAAATGGCAATGAATACATTGACTACGATCAAATGTTAGATTTATTAAATTCGCTTCCGACCGTACAGCCCGAACCGTCAATCCCGTTGTCGTGGATTGAGAAACCAGTAGCACATGCACATTGGTTTACGCTAGATCCGAATCAGCGCACGGGAAAAGCATATGAATTCGCATGTTCAAATTGTGAACGAGTCGTATTCACTTCTAGGCAAAAATCCATAAATGAGTTGGGATATGTATTTTGTCCACACTGCGGCGCAAAGATGGACGAGGATAATGAAAATGGATAAAGAAAAAACAATACATGCACATTGGGAACTTGCCCCTGAAGATACGGCGTATGACAACGTGTGGATATGTTCAAACTGCGGTGAAGATTTCACACAACACAGAAAACCGAAATTTAGATATTGTCCGAACTGTGGAGCAAGGATGGATGAGGGTGAGAATGATGAAAACAAGAACGAGATGGAAAACGTGGAACAGAAAACATCCGATTATTAACAAAAGATTGTTTTGTGAAGAGCTCGGTGGGTTTTATAAGATTACCAAGATTCAATCGTGTAAAGAATACTGCCGTAATGCGGTTACGCCTGATGGGTCAAACTGGTTCATAAAAGAAAGGGCGTTTGTGAGAACGGACAGCAATATCAAATATATAGTTCCGTATTTGTGGTTATATTCAAATAGCACAGACGAAAGTGGGAATTTGTTGAAGAGGTAATAGATAAAATTGAAAGCCGAAACAGACCAATGATAGGAGATGAGACAGATGATGGAAGAGATTAAACCAGATGACATCATTTCCCATCCTTCACATTATTGCGAAGGACGGAAATATGAGCCAAAAGACGTTATAGCCGATTGGGATTTGGATTTCTTTTTGGGGTCTGCAATCAAATATATTTCCAGAGCAGGAAGAAAGCCGGGGAATTCCAAAGAACAGGATTTAAGAAAAGCGATCCAGTATCTTGAATTTGAAATCGAGAAGGAGAAACCAGATGGGTGTTCCGACAGATGAACAAGAAACTATAGTACAAATTAGCCGTATCAGCGGCAAGGCTACGTTTATACCTCTGACTCAACAATGCTTACAAAATTACACAAATTAATGAAGAAAAACCCGGAAGAATGGCGGCTGGTGCATCAGGACACAGTGAATGGAGAAGTCGTATCTGAGACATTTGAGTGTCCAAAGAAATTAATTAGTCTCCGTGCTTCTACATCATCCAGAGTTATGACAGAAGAACAGAGACAGGCTGCAGCAGAAAGATTAAGAAAGGCGAGGGAGAACAAATGAATTTTGCAGGAGCGTTATTCGCATTACAAAGAGGACACAAGGTAAAAAGACATCATTGGACAGGATATTGGAAAGCACGTCAGAGGTTGTCAGACGATAAGTGGATAATCGAAATTCACACTTATGATGGGGAAACATCTGATCTTACAAAAACGAGCAACATCATGTATACACTTTCTAATTGTGCTTGCGATGACTGGGAGATTGTCGAGGACTGGAATAAAAACACGACGCAGCCAGATTACATGAATGATAACTGCGTAGTAGAGGAGGACAAGCAATGAAAGTTGTACTTGATGAAGATGCGTACATGCCGACGAAAGCGCATGAAGCGGATGCAGGCTATGACCTGCGGACGCCGAAAAGAGTAGTGCTCCGGAGAGGTGAGAGCGTTTGCATTGATACAGGTGTTCATATTGCAATTCCTGACGGATGGTACGGAAAGCTTGAAAGCAAGAGCGGGCTGAACGTGAAACATGGGATTGCTTCTCTGGGAGGGGTGATTGACAGCGGTTATACCGGCAGCATTGTAGCGAAACTTTATAATCTCAGTGATGAAGATTATGTATTCGATCCGGGAGACAAAATTGTCCAGATTATATTCATGCTTTACGGAAGGTTTATCATGGATCAGGTTGACGAAATGGAAGAAACCGAACGGGGAGATAAAGGGTTCGGAAGTTCGGGCAGATGAGAAAAGTACAAACGGCAATACAAAGATCATAGAAGGGAGCTTGTGACGATGGATTTTGATTCACTGATTCATATGTTTCTCAAGCACAAGGACGGCTTAAAGTGGATGAATTTTCCAAAGATCGGATGCGGTGAGCGTTATTTCGATTATTACTATGCGGAACGTGGGCTTTATGTTATCCGCTACAAAATAACAGGAGCGCTGTATTTCCTAGAAGCAACATCCCCTAAAGAAGCGTTCATGAAACTTAAAAAAATTCTGGACGATGCGATATAATCACATGTCACAGATGTTTTCGGACGAAGGAGATTATGATGATTAAAGTAGAAAATATAGATGTGTGGGGATTTGAACATGCCATCAGAGGTATGCGCAATCCTATGAATAGTTGGAATAAATCTGATTCTTATAAGTGCGAGTGGGAACTCACAGAAGACTGTGACAAATGCGATAAACTAAATTCAGATAACACGGGAGCGTGTCTTTCAGACAGAGAGTTTTACTGTATCGGAAAGAACGATCTCGACTTAATGCAGAAACTATTTAAGGCGGGAACTGAGCATAGAAAGTATCTCAGACAGATTTTTGTGTCAATGGATATTGTAGCACCGCTGTACTGGTGGAAAGAGTTTGATACATACAAGGTCGGAACCGTAGCCAATTCTTGCTCTACCATGCATAAGCTGACGGCAAAACCGTTCGAAACAACAGACTTTTCTTGTGAAAAACTTGGTCTTGAATCAAATGCAGTTCTTCAAACAATCGTCAATCAGTTGAATAGGTACAGAGCAAATTATCTCGACAGCCGGGAAAAATTCTTTTGGTGGCAGATGATTCAGCTTTTACCAGAATCTTACAATCAGCGCAGAACTGTCACAATAAATTATGAGAACGTATTCTCAATCATTAAACAGCGTACAGGGCATAAGCTGGATGAGTGGAATAAATTTGTAGAGATTCTGAAAACATTGCCGTATGTGAAAGAAATTGGTGGTCTGGATGAAGAAGGCAGTTGATTTTTCAACTTACAAGCACTTACAGAAAATGTCATTCAACGATGTGAATCGTTGGGTGACATCCATCTACAAGAGCGGATATGCTGATGGACATTCAGAATTTGGTGACAATCCGTTAGTTCTGGACGAGGATTCTTTACATGATCTTTTGGTGTCCGTTCCAGGCATAGGAAACACGCTTGCAGACAAGATAGTACAGAGGTTCATAGATGAAACAGGCATACACGATTGACATTGTTCCATACAACCGGTTAACAACAGAAGCAAAGAAAAATTACGGGAAAGTGTGGTATTGCCACCTGATAGGATACCCGGACATCTGTGTCGGAGGTTCTGTTGGAACAAAGAAACACGCAAAGGCAGTTTGTGATTTAAGAAATTTAAGGAGTCCGAACAAATGAGAGTTATCAGCCAAAATAGAAGGATTGATGTAAACTATGATTCCTGCACATTTTATGTAACTGAAGAAGATCATTATATGATTGTGGCTCACATATCAGGAGCAGAAGATGTGTATGTGATGGGGATGTATCAGAGTTTAGACAGAGTAAGAGAAGTTTTTAGAAGCATTGCCAACGAATATGTATCAGGTACGAAGTGTTATGCGCTTCCGAGGAAAGTAGATGTATGACGAGGTGAGTACGAGAAGAGACACTCTTCACGAACTTTATATTTACGGTGCAGAACTGGAACAGCAGTATGGGTTCCCGGTTCTGCAACCGGTCTATGCAGAGCCTATAGAGTCGGTAAGTTTCCGGGAGATGCAGAAGGTTGTGGACACCAAAGGCAAAGTGGTGCATTTCTACATCGATGATTGTTGGTTTGAAAAGCTGTGGACAAATGCGGACAGGTACATTGAGCAGTTAAGATGCTTCCCTTGCGTGATCATGCCGGATTTCTCCGTGTTTGACTATATGCCGTGGTCAATGCAGCTGTGGAACAGATACAGGTCTATGGCGATTGCCTACTATATGTCACAACACGGAATAAAAGTCATTCCTTCTCTTGGTGTACTTCCCAATCACATATGGACGCTTGTGGGATTGCCACAGCACTCAACCGTAGCAGTTAACACGAACGGAAGGATCAAGAAACCAAAAGAACGCAAGCAGTTTGTAAACGAGCTTAATCGCCAGATAAAAATTATTAAACCAAAGAACCTGATCATGGTCGGATTTGTTCCTGACGAATGGACGGAGCCGGTACCAACGATCTATCTTGAATCGGAGTCACAGAAAGAGTACAGAAGGAGATTAAATAAAGATGATGGAATGGGCGGAACGAGAAGTATACGAATTTATAAGGGGATGCGATAATAAAGAATATGCGAGATTGTGTTGTGATTCTACACTCAAGGCATATCATTCTTTGATGGAAGATGGGCATAGCGGTATGTCAATCGGAATTACAAAAAATATCCTCGACAAACTCATTGAAGGTAAACCTCTTACCATGATTGAAGACATCCAGGACGTGTGGGGGTATTCTAGTACAGACGCACTCGGCAACCGCATTTATCAGTGTAAAAGAATGTCATCGTTATTCAAGACCGTTGATCGCGGTATGAATTCTAAATACTCGGACGTAGACCGTGTAAGGTGTGTAGATAAATTCGATTGCCAGTTTAGTTCTGGAATTGCAACAAGATATGTTGATGAACATTATCCAATAAAAATGCCCTACGACGGAAGCGACAAATATGTTTTTACAACCGATGAATTCCTTCTTGACGAAGCGAACGGACAATTTGATTTCTTCGCGTTGCTTACATTAAAAATCAACGGGAATCAAGACTATGATTTTAATCCGGTTTATTATGATCTCCGTTCCGATGGAAAACCGATTGAAATATCAGAGAGTACATACAACGAGTATAAACAAATAGCTAAGAGAAGGAAGAAATAATGGGATACGGTACAGTTTTCGGAAGGACTCATAAGAAGAAACTCACAGCAGCAGAACAGAAGCGCTTTGACGAAGCAAAGGCACGTTACAACGATAAGCGCAGAAAGCGCAATCATTCTAACAAGCAGGAAGGACTGAATAAACTTGAAGGATAATGATGGTGGCGGGAGTTTTGATTTTCTAGGTGTACTCACAATTGCATTTATTGTACTGAAACTGACAAAGGTTATCAGTTGGTCATGGACATGGGTACTTGCTCCAATCTGGATACCAATAATAATTATTCTGATTATAGCGATGATAAAGATGTAGGGTGGATAAAACCACCCTATATTTATTTAACCTCTTTTTCTATTAACATTTATATAAACTCATGCTATTATATAATTAGCGAGAGGGAAAATACCTAAGGAGGAAAAAGCAAATACGGAAATGACAGAAAGATAAAAGGAAATGCTCCGGAGATTGTTCTCCGGAGCAAGCCCTCGATTTCATAATCGTAAAAAATTATTTTCTACTCACAAGCCTTTCGGCTGATATGTATATCATAACATATCAATGGGAAAAATCAATAGGAGAAAACTAAAATGAAAAAAATAATCAATGGAAGAATTTATGATACTAATACAGCAAAAGAACTTGGTAAGGATGATCAAACATATGGAAATTTTTCTGACTGGGAAGAAACCCTGTACAGAAAAAGCACCGGAGAGTATTTCCTGCACGGTGAAGGTGGCCCACAAACAAAATATGCGCAGCCAATAGGTGAAAATTCGTGGACGGGTGGGGAAAAAATCATTCCTTTAAGTATTGAATCTGCCAAAAAATGGGTGGAGGAACATCTGGAAGCAGATGATTACGAAAGGATTTTTGGTGTTATAGAGGAAAATGATGGAAAGAAAACAACCGTAAGCATCCGGTTATCCGATGTTGCCATCACCCGGCTGAATAATTTGGCAGCAAAAAACAAAATTTCTAAATCAGAAGTAATAGAAAATCTGATTTTGGGACACTAATATTATGAGAGTACGGATTTGTAAAAAATGCGGAAAACCCTTTGAATGTCCTACCGGACAAGCGTTGTACTTGTGTCCGAAGTGCCATAAAAAGGCAAAACTATCGTCTGTGTACAGACAGCGCATATGCCAGGAATGTGGAAAAACATTTTGGGGCTATCCGAAATCAAAATACTGCCCTGACTGTCAGGCGGAGCGGGACAAGGAAGCCAAAAAACGCTATAGACAGAATCTGCACAAGCGCAAGATTGGAAGTATAGATTACTGCGAGAAATGCGGAAAACCGTATACCGTTTCATCAGGACGTCAACGGTACTGCCCCGTCTGTGCGAAGCAGGAAACTGTTAATAATATTCGCACGATCAAGCGGAAATACTATGCCGACAATAAAGAGAAAATGTCGGAGCATAAGAAGATCATGCGGGACACAGAATATGTCTGCGTAATATGCGGTAGGAGTTTCAAATCAGATGTGCCGCGAGTGACGTGCTCTGAAGAATGCGCCAAAGAGCAAAAACGGCGGTTGCAAAACCGCACCGAAATCAAGCGCGGGCGACGCAAAATACCAGAAGATGAGCATTATATACACGCCCACCCATCAGGCGTGGTTGGCGTTACGTGGTGCCGCGGGAAGTGGCAGGCGGTTTGGAAAAAGCATTACATTGGAACTTTCCCTACGATTGAGGAGGCCGCTGCTGCCATTAAAAACTATAGGGAATCAAACTGAGGGCGGCATTAAGCCACCCTCTTCTTTGTCATCACATTTTTATGGATTCTACAAATGTATTAAAATCTTCTGAATAATCTTTCTTACACCCCTCTGTCTGAGTAAGATTTACTGTAACCATCTTGCTGTAATTACTTACAGGGAGTATTACCATTTCACCGGTAAAATCAACATTTGTCGTTTTTCCTGATATATCATATTCGAGTGCGGTAATGTCATTTATTGATCGTTCTTTTACATTTCCGAAATCACAAGCATCGAAGTTATCTGCATATCCTTCCATAGCATCGCCCATTACGGATACAAATTCATCATAATCATAAATGTTATCATCACTTATATCCGTAACGACGATCTTAACCTCCGCCATATGTGTATCGCTCTTCTCAATAAAATAATCCCAATTGGTCGTATCGTTTGTCTCATTGAGTGTCCAATCCGTAGGAACACTCATTTTATAAACGGACACATTGATCTCATTAGTTTTCGGCTTACCGCACCCACAAAGCAACGAAACTCCCAGTAAACCAATTAAAAACCTTCTCCACATACAAAAATCCCCCGTTCATTTAAAAAATATTGCACACATCAGTATGATGTGTATTAGCTTCCGTTCGTGCAAAATGCCGAAAAATCCGAAATTTCCGCTTGCCCCATCACTTTTTCTGTACCCGGACTTCCGGCAGTCTCAGCGCATCCGCATCGTATATGTAACAATTCCAACGTGAAACGTTTCATTTCTCAGTTTTGCCCTCCTCCCGCAGCTGTGCATCTCTTTCGATCTGTCCCAGGCATGCGCGCACGACGAATTTTGCCATGGATTCCCCAGTGCCGGCCACATATGATGCTATCTTTTCGCGCGTCTCTTTTGGCATGCGCACAGCGATCTGTCCCTGGGTTTTGCTGTATTTGGACACCGCCTTGCGCTGCGCAATAACCGCCTTTGTGGCTCTTTTTCTTTTTTCCTCCATGTAAACACCCCTTTATATAGGTAAAAACCCGATTTTCATATTTTGAGTCATAATTTATCCGAACTGATTATATCATAAGCTAGCTTATTTTGCAATAGCGATTTTATTTTATTATAATATTTCGCCATTTTATATATAAGCTAGCTTATTATTTTATACAACATTACCGATTGCAAATGAATATAAGCTAGCTTATAATAAGAGTATCAAAAGAAAGGAGAAAAACAACATGAAGAGATATAAAGTTTGTTACAGGATGGATGCAGAGCAAGAGTGGACAGATGAATTTTATCCGGAGCAGTACATCGAAGCCGAAGACGAGGAAGAAGCGCTGTATATAGCGAAAGAGTTCGCTGTAGAGTGCGGATACGAACCGTCGGATTACGACTGGATGGTTCAGGAGGTGGAAGAATGAAAGCAATGAAATATTTTAACAATATCAACACTGTCGAGGAACTGAAAAGCCGGTTTTTTAAGCTGGCAAAAGAGCTGCACCCGGACAACGGCGGCGGCGCGGAAGAATTCAGTGCCATGCGCGCCGAATACGAAAAATTATTCGAGCGTCTGAAGAATACGCACCGGAGTGCAGACGGCGGCACCTATACCAAGGAAAGCACGGAAGTTCCGACAGAATTCGCAGACATTATAGAAAAGATCATCCGCTTCCAAGGCGTGAAGATCGAAATCATAGGATCATGGATATGGTGCAGTGGTAACACCTATCCATACGCAGCAGATTTTAAGAACCTGAATTTTTTGTTTAGTCGCAGCAAATGTGCATGGTTCTACAAAGGTGCAGACGCGCACAAGATGCACCGCGCATACTGCAAAACGCTGGACAAGGTGCGCGAGAAGTACGGAAGCGAGATTATAAAGAACAGAAAACAGGAGTGCATAGCATGACGGAATACGAAAAGAAAAACTATAAAAGCATATACGAACCAATGCGGGCGGTAATGCCCGCAACCATCCGGAAGGACGGAAAGAACCTGCACAAAATTACTGAAAGTGTAGGAAATTGGGACATCTACACAGACGGAAAATACATGTATTCCGTAGCGAAACCGTTTACAGGTGCAGAGGACTCACAGTACGGAGATATCCGCCACATCAGACAAATGATCCGAGAGGGACACATAAAAAGAAGCGAGCTGACAAGGTTAGGACGGAAATTATTAAGATCGGAGGGAATGCGGATATGATCAACGGAAAATATCACACAGAAAGAATCTGCAAAGGTGAGAAAATCGTTATTGATATCGCGGAAATCTGCGGACGCTATGAAATTGCCGTATTAGGCAAAGGCGGCAAGGAATTAGAGATGGAAACCGTGCGCACGATTCAGGAAGCGCGGGACATTTACGCCGAATATCTGAAAAAGTACCCGGAAAGCCCCGCACCGCTGACCGGAAAATATCAAAAACTAGCGGACGATCTGAAGACCGCTATAGAAACAGGGAAAGCAGCAGAAGCCAAAAATCCCGAGGACGGCGGCGCAAGTAATTTTGATGCAACGTTAATTTGTCTCAAAGGATGGACCGAGAAGAAAGTTATACAGGCGGCAAAAGAAGCCGGGACAACCGCACAGAAGTATAGACCTGGATTATTCGTTATAAACCCGATCACAAACGGACAAGCGGACGCCCGGAGCCGAAACGAAAAAGCAACTACAGCCAAGTTGTCAGAATTAGGCTATCAAACAGCGGATTATTGTTGCATGGATTGAGGAGGGCAAGTAATGAAAAAACCACTAAATTATTGTGTTGTTTGGAAAGAAAATAACCAGAATAGAGAAGAAATCATATTTTCCAAAGCAACAGCAGTTGTGCACTATGTGGAACTGATGCATCTGTCGTTTGATGGGAAAAATATGATTTCAGAATTAGCAGTGCTGGCAATGTATAAGGATGGATCAAAAAAGGATATAACAAGTAACATCAACAAGTTCTTATACATGTGAGGAGGGCTACACATGAATAAACAGCAACGCAACTATGCGATGGCAAAATCGCACTTACAGTTATGTGAGGATAGAGAACACGAGCAAGAAGCCGCCTATATTCGTGACAACGGCATCACCAACGAAGACGGAACGACACCGGAAAGAATATGGATGATCGAAGATGAAACCGTATTTGATCTAGCATGTGCCGGTTATGATGGTTCACGCTACGATCTGACAGAAGACACAGCAGAAGCGCGAAAACAGCTCAGAGCGGCCGAGAATGACCTTATAGATTTTGGACTAGACCTATTGAGAAGGACACACCCAAAACAGGCCGACACACTGGAAGCACACAGAAATGACTATAACATCCGGGAAAAGTTGATTGATTTATCCTTTAAGCTGGACACGCGAACAATTAAATAAAAGTGTACAAATCATACATAAGCTAGCATATATTTTTATGCAGTATTAAGTATTGCAAATGAATATAAGCTAGCTTATAATAAGAGTATCAAAAGAAAGGAGATAACAAAAATGAAAGAAAAGAGATATTTAGCAATAGGACATTTTAGAGAATCAGAGAATGTGACATGTGTATCTTCTCTCGGATCTTCCATAAAGGATTTTAGGAAAGAATTATCTGGAAATGCTTTCGTTCCTTACGTTGTAATAACTGAAGAAAAGTTTAACAACATTAAGAACATGGATAGTTTTGATATATTTGAATCAGTAAAAAAGATGACCACAAACTATCGTGTTTGGGACATCGTAGCGGACTATATGTCACAATGTTTTGACATCATGGAAAAAAACTGAGCAGGGCATAAAAATTAGCTGACCTATCGGCAAGACGGGGAGAAGGAGCGAAACAATGTTAGAGGGCGAACAAGTAACAAAATACTTTTCAGATCATCCGGAAAGCGTGAAAGCACTTGAAAAATATAAATATCAATTTAAGTTTCCGGAGACGTTCGAACCATGGGAAGAGGTTTATAGACCGCTGACCGTGAACGATATACGTTTTATATCATTCGAAGGATGGGAAGGTCAGCCAGGCGTTTACGCATGGTATTACCCGATGGGAGCACCGACATATTGCAAAATCGGATGACCACAAAAATTTATTTCTGGTATAATCAGATAAAGGAGGAAAAAATGGCGCATTATATTTCTGAGTATAAATACGGTTCCTACCGCGATCATGTTGCGGTATAGGATGACGAGTGTCACCCACTAGTTACTGATTCCCAGTGGGAGCAGATGCTCCGCGGGGAATCTGTGGAGGATGATGAAGGGTTTGTCTATATCATAGATGATGAACCCGTTGAAAGATGGTAATTATAATTAAACCCGCCGCGAAGGTTACGAAGGCAGAAAGGGAGAAGTTATGGAAATGACGGTTAGAACACTTATGGAAAGCAATTATGACAGAGACACGAATACTATCACTCTTATTTTTCATGACGGAGATAACAGGATAATGGCAACCGGAACAGCACCGGAAGGGAGCTTTTCTGATGAGAAATATTTTGATAGGGAGGAAAACATCGAAGCCTTCCTTAAAGATGCAGAGATTGAGGAAAGATGAATAAATCAATGCCCGGCTTTATGCCGGGTATTTTTTATGCTATAATTTATGTGGTAATAACAACATTTTTAGAAAGGAGCTTGCACCAATGAAAAGAAAGAACATGGAAGGCATACCGGCCACCGGACGCAGGGACAACGGTATGCATCATGCGGAAAAAGTAGCCGCCGCAGCGCTTAAGCCGCACGATATAACCATATATGACAATAATATAGAACTGTATGCAGACGAATATATCCGGACGCTTCCAGAAGACAGACAGGATAAAGTTTACGGCGATGTTTACGCCGTTTCTGGTATGATGCAATACATATATAAACATGTTTTTATGCCACATGAAACGCTTTTATATAACAGCAACACGGTTATAGACACGTCAGACGTTAGCTTATTAAGTCATGTGTGGGAAGATTATGCATCAATTTGCTATCGTTACGGCGTTATGCCTACTATATACAGATTTTGCAAGATGACGGGTATTAGCGTTGACACTATTAATACGTGGATGAACGGAACAGTGAGAAACGCAAGCAGGGCACATTCCGAATTAGCCAAAAGTTGGAAGGCCGAATGTGAAGCGGCTTTGTGTGATGCAGGAGGAAATCAGACCGTCAAGAGCATATTTTTATTAAAAAGCAAGTATGGCTATGTTGAGACTCCGCAGCCGGTCCAGGTGGTTAACCCATTAGCGCCCAGGATGACAGCAGAACAGCTCGAAGATTTAATAGATAAAGACACTCCGCAGCTTCCTGATGATTAAATGTTAATACATATTACATAATTATTTCAAACATATTACATTATCAAACATAACGCCTATATCGTGTCGTCAAATGTGAATTTGACGACATTTTTTTAATTCCAGGAAAAATGTTTTGCTGTGGGGTGGGAGGGGTGTAAGCAAACGTGTTTTGTCAGGCCGGTTATGTGCTTGAATTCCGAAAAATTAAAAAAAGCACTCACTTCATAAAGTAAAACGCACGTCAAAATTGACTCATTACACGACATATTACAGGACAACCTGTAATATTACAGGTGCTTATTACAGGACAAAACCCAGTAAAATCAAGGGGTTTACACTTATTACAGGACATTTTAACTTCTTAGCATTTTAAAAATAAAGTGGTAAGTATTATCTAACTTTCAATAAGAAAAAAGAAAGAAAAAATATAATATAGTAGTTAATATAGTATTTATCTGTAATAAGTGTAAGTTAAATTTTTAACAATGCCATTCAGCCCTTTATTTATGCGGTCTGCGGGATATTACAGGACGGCATTTTTGACCTGTAATTATCCTGTAATAACGTGTAATGAAGTGTAATGTTGACTGTAAGTCCACAATCATACTATAATTAAGTGAGGGGGATTCGCCATGGAACTTGGAAAAGCAATGGAAACAGTACAGACAGAGTTAAAGAAAAATGAAGAGTTCAGAAACGCTTTTCTTGCATCGATTAGAAGTATACTTGTAGAACTTCACGACATAACAGATGATTATGAGTGTGCCCAGAGAATATTGAAGAGAATAGCGGGAGAAGATTAGGTGGAAGTCCAACCGCAGAATGCGTCCGTGACAGTCGGGTCATTGTTTCCTCCTTTCTTTGGCTGTGCCCCCGGTCGCTTTAACCTCGTTTACGGCCGGGGGTTGTTTTTAAATTTTCCGAAAAAACAAAAAAGGCATGAATAACACGATCACACGATACAACAGAATATTGCACGGGCTTTCCAGATACGACATGAAGGATACGAACGTCGAGTGCGACATGTATCAGGCGCTGCTGGCTTTCATGGCGGACGGCGGAGCTGACACAGATGAGGGGCGAGAGTTTATACTCAAGTGGTCGAAGTATCTGAAATATTTTGTTCGGGAGCAGTCCATGAACAATGACCTGTCGAACGACATGTACTGGGGAGTGCTGCTGTTTGAATCAAAGCTGAGAGTGTTTGACAGCTATTGTTTGTATCTGGAAAAGAACAGGGACGATGACAAGAAGTTCTACGAGCCGCGCAGAAAGCGCTTCCTGTCTTTTGGGCTGGTGCAGAGCATACAAGACCTGCTTGATGACAAGATTGATCTGCTCACGATCTCGATGCCGCCCGGTTCGGGTAAATCCACTGCCGGTATATTTCTTCTTTCCGGTGTTATGGGGTGGTGGCCAGACATGCCGAACCTTGCGTCTGCTCACTCCGGTATCCTCACACGGTCATTTTACGATGGCGTAGGTCAGATTCTTACAGACCCGTATGAGTACACTTGGAGAGAGATTTTCCCGGAGGTTGATTTTAATCCCAGGACGGGAATGAACAGCAAGGAGCAAACAATCAACGTTGGGAAGCCGAACCGTTTCAAGTCCCTGACGTGCCGTGCTATCGGAGCATCACTGACTGGTGCTACCCGTTGCGAGAAAATCCTATACGCCGATGACTTGTGTTCCGGTATTGAGGAAGCCATGAGCAAAGAGCGTCTGGATAAGCTGTGGCAGACATATAATACAGACTTGAAAACCCGTAAGAAGGACAGGTGTAAAGAGATACACATTGCTACAAGGTGGTCAGTGAATGACGTGATCGGGCACTTGCAGAGGGAGCACGAACATGACCCCAGAGCGAGATTTGTTTCTGTGCCTGCTTTTGACGAGAACGGGGAATCGAATTTCGAGTACAAATACGGTGTAGGATTCTCCACACAATATTTCAAAGACATGCAGCTCAGCATGGATGACGTTTCGTTCAAGTGTTTGTACATGAACGATCCTATCGAACGTGAAGGACTCTTGTATCACGAAGCAGACCTGAAACGTTATCTCACATTGCCAGACAAGAAACCGGACGCAATATGGAGCTGCGCCGATACAAAGAACAAGGGTACGGACTATTTCGCGCAGCCGGTACTCTATCAGTATGGTGATGACTACTACATGGTGGATACGATTTGTGACGATAACTCCAACTACGAGGTGCAGTACGAGAAGTCGGCAAATCTCTTATACATGCACCATGTAGAAGCGGCAAAGTATGAATCCAATAACTCCGGTGATCGTGTGGCCGCTGAAGTGTCAAAGCGTCTGGAAAAGAAGAAAGGATTCTGCAATATTACGACAGAGTATACCACACAGAACAAAGAGACGAAGATTTATGTCTATGCGCCTTGGGTAAAACAACATGTGATCTTTCGTGATAAGTCACTGTATTCACCGAAAGATGACTATGGTAAATTTATGAGTCTGCTCCTCACATACTCTGTAGCCGGGAAGAACACGCACGATGATCCACCGGACGTAATGGCTCAGTTTGCCGCATGGAGAACAACGCCACAAGATATACCAACAATCGTTGGTGCAAGGCCGTTTTAGTACTTAAAATGTTGACTGTGAGTCCACTTTTTGCTAAAATAGAATAAGAAAACTAGGATAAATTTATAAGATTAGGCGGAGATTTACGTGGCTGACACGACAAACACAACTGAAAATGAAACAGTAAAAACTGCCGGTCAGACACAGACCAACGCTGATACCGGTTCGGATATGTATGCGAGAGGTGCAAATCCGTTTCCGTTTCTTACCGGTAGAAAAGTAATCTATACAGATTACACCGATGTAAACGCCGGAAACATCCTTGACATCGTGGGAAACACCTTGGCGCTTCATGAAATCAACCGTGAACAGATGGTGTATCTCAGACGATATGAAAAAGGACAGCAACCGATCTTTTACCGGATCAAGAAAGTCAGACCGGAAATCAACATTAAAACCTGTATCAACTACGCGAAACAGGTTGTAGATTTTAAGGTTGGTTATGAGTTTTCTGCTCCAGTCACGTTCGTGCAGAGAGCGAAAAACGATTTCCGCAAGGCAGACCCGAATCAGGATGACAAGCGTGTAGCGGACTTGAATGAGATGCTCTTCGAGCAGGGAAAACCTGCAAAGGACATAGAGCTTGCAACGGATTTCAAGACTACCGGACTCGGTTATATGGCCGCGCTTCCGAAGAAGCAGGAGGCAGAGGACGAAATCGCACCGTTTGATCTTCTGGTGCTGAATCCGTTGAATACATATGTGGTATACACGAATGATGCATACCGTAGAAAGATTCTCGCTGTCACATATATTTCTCGTAAGGACGGTACAAAGCGGATTACAGCTTATGCCGATGATTATATATATACTATCGAAGCCGGGGAGCTTGTGAGTTCGGAACGAAACATCATAGGAATTATCCCCATTGTGGAGTTCCGGAACAATCGAGACAGACAGGCGGCATTTGAACCTGCACTTTCTGTCATGGATGCAGCGAACATTTGTAATTCAGACAGGCTGAACGATCTCGCGCAGTTTGTTCAGGCAATCCTATGGTTACACAATTGCCGTATTTCAGACAGTCAGGAACAGAAGCTTCGTGACGCAGGGTTCATCCAGACAAACACCACGGCAGACGGTAAGGAAGCTAAAGTTGCGTATGTGTCCGCAAGTCTGAATCAGTCAGAAACACAGACCATAGCGGATTATCTGGACGCACAGATTTTATCCATCTGCGGAGTGCCGGGAAGAGATTCCGCTTCCGGTGGGAACACAGGAGCCGCGATCCTTCTTTCAAACGGTTGGCAGCTTGCGGAGACTCAGGCAAAGACCACGGAGGTTACATTCTCAGGTTCAGAGAATGAATTGCTCCGTGTGATCTTGGCAATCATCCGCAACACGGAAGGAATGCCGGACGGCTTACAGACGCTGCATCCGTCAGATGTACTGGTGAAGTTCACGAGGAACAAGACTTATGACCTCGTTTCCAGAACAACCGCACTTTCTAATCTCATCAATCTGGGAATTGATCCGGAAAAGGCAATTTCCGTTGTAGATATATTCGATGACTCACAGCAGGTTACGTTAGATTCCAAAGACAGAATTGATAAGATTCTGTTCAAGGTCGGTCAGATGGCACAACAGGCCATAGCCAACACACAGACAACTCCGGTTGACGGTGTGAAGGGAGCCGATGACGTACACGCAGAACAGGGAACAGAGAACGATGCCGCTCAGTAAGTTAAGTTTTGACGAACTGAACAGACCGGAATACGAAGAGTATTTTTCCAAAGTTCGTGTCTCGGATGAAGAGAAGCAGAAGCGTGTGGAAGCGGCCTTGCAGATCGAGGAAGCGGCACTGTTGGGGTTCTCAACCGTACAGTATGACTATCAGATCAACAAGATGATTAGTTGGTTGAGCTTACAGAAAGCCTTGCATGAGTCATTCAGAAAAGTTGCGAAACAGTATGTCGATGATGATTTCATGGAAAACCACGTGCGAAACACGGCGCTGAATATCGCACTTACGACTTATCAGAATCTACAGAATAACTACTCAGAAGATAGTTATTGGCTATCTGATGACAGAGCCGTGAATATCGCAAAGACAGAATCAAGTGTGATTCTTGACCGTACAGAGTATGCCGAAGCCAAAAGAAAAGGCTATAGATACAAACGATGGGACACGGTGATGGACGGAAAAGAACGTGAAACTCATGGAGAAGTAAACGGGCAGATCGTATTAATCGATGAGCCGTTTGAAGTCGGAGGATGTCTGATGATGCATCCATGTGACGATTCCATGGGGGCAGGGGCGGATGAGGTAGCGAACTGTAGGTGCTCAAGCACATATCTGAAATAATCGCTCACAAGAGCGTTTATATATGCACTAGAGAAAGCGCAAAACAAATATCGCAATACAGTGTAGAGAAACACTTTAATAACGCATAAGGAGAATACAAATGGCAGACGTTAACAACGATGTGAACAATCAGAGTACAGACGAACAGACTCAGAGTCAGGATCAGAATGACAAAAATAATCAGTCTGTAGAGCAGATGCTTGCAGAGGTGATGGCAGAAAATAAACGGCTGAAAAAGGCCGTAGATAAAGCCAGTTCCGAAGCGGCGAACTACAAGAAGCAGTTCATGAACACGAAGTCAGAAGCTGACAAGGCGGCGATTGAGAAAGCTGAAGAAGACGCGAGTATTAGAGAAGAGCTTGAAGAACTTAGGAAAGAGTCAAAAATCAACGGATTTAAGGCAAATTTCTTGGGTTCCGGGTATTCGGATGATCTTGCACAGAAAGCGGCCGAAGCGATGTATGAGAATAACACAGATGCGTTTTTCCAGTTGCAGAAGCAGTATTTATCCGAACACGACAAGGCAGTCAAAGCGAAGCTCATGAAAGACATGCCCGCACCTGCTATTGGAAATGATGATAGCGTCTCCATGACAAAAGAAGAGTTTGCAAAGCTGGGATACATGGACAGGTTGAAACTGAAACAGGAGCATCCGACCGTATATCATCAGCTTGCCAAATAATTACCGACTATCCGATTCGAGGGTAGCCGCTGACCACTAAAAATTAGTGGTAGAAAGGAATTCACATGGCAGCAGTTGATACTACTAATGGGACTTATCTTTCCGGGCTGTTTGATCCGGAAGTAATTGGGGACTACATTAACAACAAACTGACAGATGCGATCAAGCTCTCTCCGCTTGCGACTGTATACAGCAATCTTGTTGGACAGCCGGGAGACAAGATCAAACTTCCGTACTACAACTACATTGGCACTGCCGCAGAGGTGAAAGAGGGACAGGACATCCCGATCAAGAAACTCACTGAGCAGACCAAAGAGGTGCAGATTGTAAAGTACGGCATCGGTGTTCAGGTAACTGATGAAGCCGTTCTTTCCGCATACGGTGACACCATCGGACAGGCAACCTACCAGATTGCACTTTCTATTGGTTCTGGCGTTGATGACGCGCTGTATACCGCACTCGCGGGAGCAACACTGAAAGCATCTAACGCTACTGCAATGTCCGCAGACGTTGTAGCAGACGCACTTACGCTGTTCGGTGAGGACATTGACGGAGCAAAGGTTCTGCTCACTGACCCGGACGGATATGGCGTACTGAGAAAGGCTAACGGTTGGATTCCGGGAACAGAGGTTGGGGCGAACATGATTATGTCCGGTACTGTCGGAATGATTCATGGCTGTCAGGTTGTTGTTTCCAACAAGATGAAGGGCAAGAAAGCCGCATACATCGTAAAGCCGGGAGCACTTGCGATCTACACCAAGAGAGATGTTCTGATTGAGACTGACCGTGACATTATCAACAAGTCTACGGTGATCACAGGTGATAAGCATTTTGCCACTTACCTGCTTGACGAGAGTAAGGCGATTTCTATCCCAATTGGAGCAGGAGCATAATCTATGGGTATGCTGATTCACAGACACAGAAATGGTGAGAAGAAGGAAAAGCCCGAAGTGAAGAAGTCTGATCCGGTTACTTCGGTGAGACGGACGAGAAAAACGAAATGAGGGGGTATAGAGGATGGATGAACTGAAATCAGCCGTGAAAGAAATCTTAATTGCATATCTTCCGGACGAAGCAGGGAATCCGATCCTCGATACTCTTGTGAACAGGGCTATATGGTCATACAGAAACTATGTAAATTATCCTCCGGACACGGAAGAAACAGACATAGAATCAAACATGAAGGACAACCTGTACTGCATTTCTGATCTTGCTTTGTATGCGTTCAACAAACAGGGAGCGGATTTTGAATCTGCACACAACGAGAACGGTGTTTCAAGGACATATGAGAGTGAAGGTGCTGTTTTCACAGCACACGGGGTATTCCCGTATGTGAGGGTATGACATGAGAGGTTTGGAGATACAGAAACAGAACGTTTGGTTTGTCGAGAAGACTACGGACGATTCCCTGTATGAGGCTACAATCACATACAGCAAGCCGGTAAAAAAGCGGGTTTCTGTATCTGCAACCGCAAGCGCACCGGATGAAAACTATGCCGGTACGATACCATCATACGACAGATACATTACATGCTTTGACAGAAAATTTTCTCCGAAAGAAGGAACGCTTCTTTTCGTTGATGTAGAACCAGAGCTTTCAGAAGATGGGAACCTTGTTCTTGATGAATCGGGTAATCCGAAAACTGAAAATGACTACATTCTTGCAAGACGGATAGACACGAAGAAAGGCACAACCGCCAGATACGGGATAAAGAAAAAGAGTGAAGAAAATTAAAGTCTCTCTCACAACCGAATCTTTACTGGATGCAGCCAGACAGATTGACCACTATTGCAGACAGCTTGATGATAAAAACAAAGAGTTCGTCCGCAGACTTGGTGAAATCGGTTTGAATGTGGTAAATACCACAATGCAGAGCGTACCGCCCGTAGACCGTGGAGAATACACGGCAGAGGTTGTGGAACCTGTTATGGACGGAGATCACGTGTGTGGGATTGCACTGAATCTCTACGGAGATCAGATTATGTTCATCGAGTTCTCGTCAGGTGTCACATTCGGTCAGACTTCATTCCCGACTCTTCCGGATGGAAATTCCTATGGTGATGGAATGGGAACCGGAACGTTCCCCGGACAGAAATACGCATACAGTCCTACAGGATGGTGGTACAAAGACCAGTGGGGACAACGGCAGCACACATACGGACTGAGAGCCAGTATGCCAATGTACAAGGCGGATGTTGAGATTGTCCAGTCTATCCGCAGGATAGCGAAAGAGGTGTTCGGATAATGCCATACATCCTAAACATAGATCAGAAAAAAATCGGTAATGCGTGGTCACAATATGTAAACGCGAAAACCGGGATTAAACACTTCGGTGGAATACCGAAGACCGGAAAAAACGCACAGTATCCATACGGAAACTTTCAGATCATCGGAAGACCGACAAACTCATTTGACTTGGAGAACAATGAAGATTCCGTAGATTTGACAGTGCAGACAGACATTATGGTGTCTGACTCTGGTTCCAACAATCAGGTTGAAGATACGCTGTACAAAGGTGATACTGCTTGTGCGGAATTCTTCAACAGTCTCGGGTTTCAGAGGATGGGTAATTCGGCAGTCACATATTCCACAACAACAGGAATAAAAATTATCACAAGCAGATTCATTTTCCGGAATTTTACCGGACAGTTTTTGAAAGAAATATAAATAAGTTTTACCGCATATGCATTTGGGGCATATGCGCTAACCCGAAAAAGTTACGGGAGAAAGGAGCCTTAAATGGCTGACACAACTACTACGAAAGCATATTCTACCATCGGAACCGTTCTGAAGTGCGGTGGTACTCAGCTCTCCAAAATCAAATCTTATCCGCAGCTCGGCGGAGCACCTGATCAGCTCGAAACAACAGACCTTGAAGACACAATGCAGACCTTTGTAGATGGTGTTCAGAAAATGGATACCATGGAGTTTAAGGCAAACTATACTCCGGAAGCGTATGATGCTGTTGTTGCAGCTATGCCGGCGGCAGGAGCAACAAAAGATTATGAGCTTGACTTTGGTAATGCCGGAGCAAACGGAATCTTCAAGTGGTCTGGTACTCACACTGTTTATGTAAATGAAGGTGAAGTAAACGGTGTTCGTGAGATGACAATCACTTGCACACCTTCTACAAAAATCACAAAGGGAACCGCAGGAGCGTAAGTTAATCGAAGGGGGAAACGATAAATGTACGTGTTTCATGTAAATGATGAGGATTATAAGGTTAAGTTCGGTTACGGAGTTCTGTATAAATCAGACCTGATCGACAGAGTTGTGAACGTCACATCTGACGCAAACAACCCGGCAGAATCAGTTAAAAACGTAATCGGGCTTACCGCAGAATTGCTTCTCGCAGGACTTCAGAAGAACTATTCGGACGAGTTCGGGTATGAAACTGACGAGGAAAAGGAAAAGCAGATTTTAAAGGTATGCGACCTCATTGATGACTATGAGGACGAATCAGAAGTAGACGAGGAAACCGGCCAGAAGATTCACGATGGATTTACACTTTTCCGTGATCTCAGTGGAGAATTGGAGAAGAATGGTTTTTTATCAAAGATTCTGGGAGAGACAGAGGAGGCTGCGAAGAAGGTGAATGCGACAGTGATTCCGATGGATCACAAAAGAGCTGGTCGGAAGAAGTCATAACGAAACTTCTCCCGTACTGTCTTTCCATTGGGATTTCAAAAGAACTATTTGATGATTCCACCCCAAATGACTTAAAGCCATATTATACAGCAGAGGAAATGCGGCAGAAGAGGAGAGACACGGAGAACTGGTATCTCGGAGCATACATCTTGAACGCCACATACGTCGCGGTTTCAAAGTGTCTTGCGGGAAACAAATCCAATGCGAAATACCCGGAGCATCCATTCTCGTCCGAAAACAGAGAGGATACAGAAACAAAGGCACTTAGCGATGCTGAAAAATTCGGAATGTGGGTGTCTGTATTTAACGCAAACCGAAGCACTCAGGACTAACCGCCTTGAGTGCTTTTTTTTTTAATAGGTAAAAGGTATGTCAGATAACACAATTGACAGATTAGGAATAGAAGTCGTATCAAATGCGAGACAGGCACAGCAGGCTCTCGAGGGGCTGTCTTCCGCTATGAAACGTGCGGCGCGTGTGTCCGGTCAGTTCAATTCTGCGGAGCGTTCAGTATTGAGATTCAGCGCCAGTCTGTCCGCACTCAGCAAGGTCAATCTTGGAAGTACGATCTCTCAGCTTAGAGAAATTTCGGATATTGATATTTCGAAGCTGAATAAGACAGTTACGATTGATATCAAGCTGAAAGGCGCTGACGAAGCAAGCAGACTTCCACAGGCCATTCAGTCTGCAATCGACAGCACAAAGGTTGATTCAAAGAAAATTACAAATCAGATTGCGAAAGCGTTCCACATTACCGGAGCAGACAAGAAGGAAATCCAGTCAAATATGGATTCCCTTGTTTCTTCGTGGGCGAACGGTGTGTCAAACTGGAAAACTGTTGAACGTATCCCGGAAATCGTCATGCATTCCGGTTCTGTTGCGCGTGCAGACTTTGATGAATCTATCAGTGGGATGCGTGAGGAATACCAGCAGTTCCTTGACTATATGAACTCTCACCAGTTCAGAGTCGGAGCAGGGACATACGGTTCTGAGTGGAATGAGAAAGTCAATCAGACCGGAATGTTCAAATACTTCACGAAGACAAATAAACAGGTGGGGGAACTTGACGGTTCTTTCCGAGAGTTGGAACAGATGTTTCCTACTATTTTTACTGCGGATGATGCGGCTGCACAGACGGAAGAGGATCAGCTTGACCGGATTATTGCAAAGATCAACGAAGCGCGGGATGCAGTAAGCAAAAAGCCTATATCCCTGTACTCACAGAAAGACCAGGATGATATCTATGGAAAATTTTTTCTCGGTTTTTTAAATGATGCTAAAAGACTCAGGGGACGAGTAGATAGCGAAAAACAGTCTGCGCTCGCAAGCTCAGAGGGCAAAATTCCGATTGACGTGCAGATTGATGAATCAAGAATTGAGACACAGATTCAGCAAGCCATTAATCGTGCCACCAGTCGTAAGTATGACGTAAAATCTATTAATCTTAATGTAGATACAAGCACTCTTACGAACAGTATTGCGTCCGTAATCAACGGCATTGATATGTCAAAACTTCCGGTCATTGCTGACAACATGCAGAGACTTGCACAGAGCATCGGTGTACTTAAAACGGCGAATCTGAAAGATACAGGGATTACGCAGTTCGCAAACTCGCTTACCAAACTTTCCAGCGCGGATATGAGCGGGTTCGATTCTTCGGTTCTGGACAAGATCGTAGACACAGTACAGAGGGTATCGAAACTTGGAGACGTTTCCGCAAACATTAATCGTCTTGTGTCTGCACTCGCGAGACTTGCAAATGCAGGGGATAAGACACAGACGGTCGCAAGTTCACTTCCTCAGATGGGGGTTGCATTAAAGGGTGTTGTAGAAACGATGCAGAATGCATCGGGTCTCCCTGATGAAATAAATCAGTTTGTGTCTTCTCTTGCTAAACTCGCAACGGCAGGAAGCAAAGCACAGACAACCTCTGATAATCTTGCGACACTCGGAGACGCTATCGTATCTCTGGCACAGAAGTTAAACAGTATGCCGCAGATCAACGATAACGTGAATAAGTTTGTTTCTTCCGTTGGTCAGATCGTATCGGCAGGAAGCAAAGCTGGTTCTGCGGCAAGAGGTATCCAGAACGCCGCATCTTCTTCATATGGGGGGTCCGGAAGGTGGAACGCGGTCACACAGGTTGCGAATGGTATCTCAAATAAATTTAATGCCGCACTCAGACAGAGTGTGACAATCGCGCGTTCTGCAAAATCCAGCGTCGATGGATTCTTCAACAGTCTGAAACTTGGCAGTTCCGGGATTAATTCGATCTCCGCAGGAATCAAAACCATGATCGCTTCGATGCTGGGGTTCCAGGGCATTGTGAAGCTGTTCAACCTTGGAAAACAGGCTATTACGTGGGGTTCTGACATTACAGAGCTTGAAAACGTAGTAGATGTTGCGTTCGGTAATCTCGGTAAGAATTTCACTGACCTGTCAGGGAAAATTTACGAATTCGCGCAAAATTCTCAGGAACAGTACGGAATCTCTGAAATTGCCGCGAGAAGATATACCGGAACACTCATGAGCATGTTCAACTCGTCCGGTTTCGATGCGTCAGACAAGATGCATAAAGAAGCCGCACAGATGAGCCTTGATCTTACAAAGCTGTCCGGTGATCTTGCATCGTTTTATAACATCCCAAATGACGAAGCATTTCAGAAAATCCAGTCCGGTATGGCCGGTATGGTGCGTCCGCTCCGTGATCTCGGAATCAATATGAGTGTGGCAAACCTTGATGCATATGCGATGTCTCAAGGTATTGGACAGTCATACAGAGAGATGTCTCAGGCAAATCAGCAGATGCTCCGGTACAGTTATTTGATGTCTGTAACAAGTGCACAGCAGGGTGATTTTGCAAGAACATCCAACACTTACGCCAATCAGATGCGTATTCTGAAACTGAATTTTCAGCAGTTAGCGGCAACAATCGGACAGGGACTAATTTCTGCTATTGCCCCGGCAATCCATGCGCTGAATGTTCTGATGAAATATCTGATTGCGGCCGCAAATGCTTTCCGTAACTTCATGTACACACTGTTCGGAAAAGTAGCACCTGCCGCAAAAGGCATTTCAACCGGACTTGGTGGACTTGGTGACGATGCGGACAATCTCGCAACCGGAGCAGACAATGCGGCATCAGGACTTGGAGATGCAGCGGACAACGCAAAGAAGCTGAAAAAAGAACTTTCTGTTCTTCCGTTTGATGAACTGAATCAGCTTAATAAGCAGACGGAAACACCAAAAACATCTACTGGCGGTTCTGGCGGCGGTGGCGGTGCAGGCGGTGGAAGTGGACTCGATGATCTTCTCGGATTTGACGTAGATCAGCTTACAGGCGGCAACAAGACCGCAGATGCTATCAACAAGTGGGCGAAGAAGATCAAAGATGCGTTCCTCAATCATGACTGGTACGGAGTCGGCGCAACGATAGCCGACATGCTGAATACAGGACTTGCGAAACTGTACGGAGTACTTAACAGCCCTAAGCTGAAAAGAGCCATCGACCACTTCACAAGCGCAATTGCACAGGGTATCAACGGGTTTGTTGATAATTTTGATTGGGAACTTCTCGGACGGGCAGCCGGTTCAATGGTCAACCGTTTTGTACAAGCGTTCAACGGGCTTGTGGAGCGGATAAACTGGAGGAATATCGGCAGCTGCCTTGCCAAGAATGTAAACGGCCTTGTTGATGAAATAGACTGGAAAGGCGTTGGAAACGCCATCGGGAATGGAATCATGGTTCCGTGGAGGATGGCAAACGGTTTTGTACACGGTCTTAAATGGGATGAACTTGGGAGAAGTCTTGGAAACTTAATCAACGGCGCAAACCAGAAAATCAATTGGTCAGTTGTCGCGGACACCCTTACCGCTGGAATCAACGGAGCGTTTGTAACACTAAAGAATTTCACGGCTTCTGTAAACTGGAAAGAGATTGCGGATAACATAGTCAATGGAATCAATACTTTTATCAGCCGTGTGGATTGGAAGGGAAACGCCCGTGCGCTGAATCAGTTTATCCAGAATCTTCTTGATGCGCTCGTTGATATTGTGAAACGTACTGACTGGGAAGCCGTGGGAAATGCCATCGGCACATCCTTGCAGAATATTGACTGGGGAGCAATCCTTCAAAAAGTAGTAACTATTTTGTGGGATGCATTCTCAGGCATCATGAAAGGGATGTATCAGACTCCGGCAGGAGCTATAGCTGCGACGTTGGCACTCGCTGTCGGTGCTGTAAAAACAATTGCAGGGATAGACAATCTGCTTGTCCCGTTTGTGAATGTATTTTCGTCAACGCACGTGGATTCTGTTCTCGCCCCGGTAATTAAATCTGCGCTCGGAAACGTTCTGAAAAAAGCGGGAATAGAAGGTATTAGTGATGCAGGGGCGGCGGTGCAGCTTGCGTTGGAGTCTATGCTATCTTCCACAGTAGGTACAGTGGGACTTATTACAGCGGTAACTGCGGTTGGAGTGGGTGGTATAAAACTACTTGCAGATGCTATAGACGGTTTACAGGGAGGAAACGGTAAAACAACTATAGCCGGGAGCGCTTTACATTCGTTCGTTGGAGAGCTTGAATCTCTCGGTCAGATTTCTCAGACTTCCGCAGATCAGCTGTGGAGCTTTATTGAGCAAGAAGAGAGCGCCGGAAAAACCACATCACAAATCGCTGACGACGTGATGTCTAAACTTAGTCAGATGGGAGTTTCTTCTGATGGAGCAAAGACAGCGCTTAATAGTCTGTCAGATCAGGGGCAGATTACTGCGGACTCTGTAGATGCAATCGGACAAGCTGTAAATGAAAATTCATCTAAACTTCAAGGATTCAAAGGCGAACTTGATTTTTCAAATGTAAATGCAAAACAGGGGCTCTCCGATGTCCGTCAGGCACTCGTAGAACTTTCAACCTCCGCTGATGATTGGCAGGCCAGGGGGGTATATCGAAACATATTATCACAGTTCGATGATACTAGGAATTCCGGGATTACAGCACAAGACGGATATGCTATGGTTATAAATTCCATAAAAGATGCCGGTCTTGCTACAGATGAATTCTCGGACAAACTGTCTTTGAAATATGCGGCGTCTATAGATACCGCAAAAAACTCAACGGACAACATGAATGCATCCGTAAGCAATTTGGCTAATTCCGGTGACTGGCAGACTGTATATGACCGAATAGGGGAAATTTCCACTTCTTCTGACGGTATGGCACAGGAGTTCTCAGAACATGTATATCCTGTTCTCGAAGAAAGCAGGGAGCACGGGCAGACAGTTCAAGACTCGCTAAACAATATTCAGAATGCAGTAACCTCCGCAACCACGGATATGTCAGGCAAACTTGACGCATGGCAGAATGAAGTACTGGCTTATCACGACCAGATCAAGACAACACTGGAAAATACCGCTACAGATTGGGGAACGCTCGATGCGAACCAGTCACAGAGCCTTGATTCTCTGAATGCAAACCTTGAAAATAGCATACAGAACCAGCAGACGGCACTTTCCAACATGGAAGCTCTAAATAATGCAGGTCTCGATAAAGCTACAGTTCAGGCGATTCTTAATCAAATCGATCCTTCAACTCAGGCAATGTCAGATTTGATCGGCCATCTGCAAGCAGGCGACGGGGAATGGGAAGCGTTTCATAGCAAGATTCAGCAGAGTCTTGATATGCAAACCGACATTCAACAGATGGCGGACAAGATGACAACCGACTTTGCTACAAGTACCGCTCCGGCATTTGTCACCATAGGGGATGATTTCAAGACGCAAGGCGGACAGATCGGAGGATTCCTTGTAAAAGGGGTGTCTGACGGGGTGTTCAACAACGTTGGAGACGCTAAAACGGCAATGTCCAATCTGTCAGACAACATAATCAAACAGATAAACTCTGACCTCGGTATCCATTCCCCATCGATAGTAATGATTGAAAAAGGAAAATACATCGTGCAGGGGTTAGCAAACGGTGTTGCATCAAACTACCAGTTTGCTGTGGAAGCGATAAACGTAATACTCGGAAGAATAAGGCGGATTGTAGATTATTTCAATGTAAAAAAAGAAGGTGCTGGAATAACTAAATCTCTGTGTGAAGGAATTTCTTCTGAATCATCGACCGTGATATCCGGAGTGAATGGAATTGTGAAAAGCATCGGTGATGCCCTGTCAAACGTATCTTTTTATAACGAAGGATATCAAATGGGACAATCTCTTGCCAGAGGGTTTTCCTCGGTAGATATACCGACTCCACACTTATATGTTTCGGCTTGGAGCAGGAATCAGGTTGAAGACGCAGTGTACTACACGCCGAATTATGGTGTGTCATGGTATGAGCGCGGAGGACTGTTCAAGGGTGGCAACGGACAAATTATCGGTGTTGCAGAAAACGGAAAAGATGAAGCTGTTATCCCACTTGAGGATAATCGGGCAATGTCAAAAATTGCAGAAAGCATCATCAGTGCGGGTGGTATGAATAATTCTATGAATGAATCCGCAATAGAAAGAGCCGTTGAGCGTGGAATGGCAAACGCCTTATCGAGTGGGGCTATCGGCGTGACAGTCTACAGTACATTGCAGACGGACGATGAAACGCTGGCCAGGTCTGTAAGTAGGGGACAGGAGAAAATTAACTATCGCTATAACAAATAAGGGGTGATGAATGAATGTCAATGACTGGAAACGACAGCTTCATGATGGTAGACGGGGTGGCAATACCCACTCCGTCAAGCGCAGAGTGGGGCTTGCAGGATGTTTCTGCCGGTGAATCCGGCAGAACAGAAGATGGAGTGATGCATAAAAACAGAATCACACAGAAAAGAAAATGGACGCTTTCATGGGGGATTAAAGACCTCCAGACTGCCAGTATCATCGTGAAGGCTTTTAACCCCGAATATGTAAATGTAACCATGTGGGACATACTTGAAGGCGAATATACAACAAAAACATATTATGTTGGAGATAGGAAAGCCCCAATCAAGCTCTGGTGGAAAGACAAAAAGCTTGTTGGATCAGTAAGTTTCGACATCATCGAACAGTAAGGAAAACATATGATAACTACAAGTGCCGGATTTAAACACAACTTGCTTAATGATAATAGAAATTATAAATACTTCATAGATATAACCCTGTCTGACGGTAAAATTCTCAATATCACCAACTCCGATCTGTGGCAAAGGACATTCCGGATCGAAGATTCTGTATCGCAGGACAACAACCTCGATGTTGGTGATGCGATTATTAACAAGCTGTCATTCTCACTCAACAACATTGATGAGTCATATTCCGAATATGATTTCACAGACGCAGAGCTTGTAGCTTATATCGCGCTTGATGTGGACGGCGAATTAGAAAAACTGAAAAAATTCACAGGCGTTATTGACGAAACAATTTACAACGGTTCGCTCATATCCATTACCGCATTTGACAATATGAGCAAGGCGGATAAAGATTTTGATACGTCCGGAATCAAATTTCCAGTATCAATTGGGGAACTTATCTTGTATTGCGCCACAAAGATGGGTATTCCGCTTGAAACCGTAAAATTCCCCAATATGGATTTTGTTATTCAAAGCCTACCAAACGATAGCACGTCTGCCGTAACTTACAGACAAGTAATAAGTTGGTGCTCCCAGATATGTGGGTGTTTTGCAAGATGCAATCGTAATGGGGAGCTTGAAATCAAATGGTACAATACAGAATGCCTGATTGAACAATTTGCAGATGGAGGAACGTTTAACACAACTACAACACCTTATTCCGATGGTGACAGTGTGGACGGCGGAACGTTTAACACAACTACAACGCCTTATTCTGACGGAGCATCGGTTGACGCAGGTGTATTTACATCTATAGAGAGTCCACATTTTTTCACAGGATATTCTTCACATAATATTGGGGTGGATGATGTCGTTGTTACCGGAGTGTCTGTTAAAACAAAAGAGAGAGATTCAGAATCGGCTAGCAGTGGTTCATCCGGTTATATAATAGCCATAGAGAATAATCCGTTTGTAACAGAGAACAACAAACAGGCGATAGCAGATTTTCTTGGAAAACGGTTAATTGGAATTAAGTTTCGTACTCTGACAGCGAGTGTACTTTCCGATCCTTCTGTAGAAGCCGGAGATGTGGGCTTTTTCTATGCGCTGAATCATAACTATTACCCCGTTCTGGTATCGTCTGTGACGTTTTCTGCGGGAGGGTATATGAAAATACGATCTTCCGCTAAAACACCGGCGAGAAATAAGGCGGTTACATACTCAGAGGAAACACGGAACTATGTTGACTTGAGAAATAAAATAGCAGCCGAAAAAACTCTCCGTGAAATACAGGAAGAGAAACTCAACGATGCATTGAATTCGTCTGCCGGACTTTATACCACAATCGAAAAGGGAAACACCGGAAACATTTATTATTTCCATAATCACAAAGACTTGTCTGATTCCGACATCGTATGGAAAATGACCTCAGAAGCGTGGGGTGTTTCCACAGACGGAGGTAAGACCTGGAACGGCGGTATGACTGTTGATGGAGACACAATTACCAGAATTTTAACTGCAACCGGAATCAATGCGGACTGGATTAAAACAGGCAAGATTCAGGACACAAAGAGCAAGAATTACTGGGATATGAATACTGGGGAATTCCAACTTGCGTCAACAGTTACGGTTGGGGGAAAAACTGTTTCAAAAATTGCTTCGGATGCGGTGAATGCACAGACACAAAGAAGTATTTTTAACAAACTTACAAATAACGGACAAACACAGGGAATTTATCTCAGTGATGGCAAACTGTATGTCAACGCGTCTTATATCGGCACAGGGGAATTGTGCGATAAGAGTAGAAACACGGTTTTTAATCTCTCGACCGGAACTTTCACAATGAAAAAAGGGAGCATTAATATTGGAGGCGGGAGGTTTGTTGTAGATTCATCAGGTTATTTGACGGCGAGAGGGGTAAGTCTATCCGGAAGTTTAAGAACTGTATCTGGTTCAACATTTACAGAGCTTTATAACGGAATTCTTAGAGCAGGATATACATCTGGAGGTAGTGATACGATACACGGTACTTTTGATGCGAGTGCACAATATGAAGGCAACCAAAACTGTGTTTCATTACTAGCGAAAACAGGGTTCCTTGTTCTTGGTGGTACTGGGACTATATGGTTTACTGATAATTCCGGTACGGGGTACGCATGGGGATGGGTAAATTCTGACGGGCTTCATTCAAAAAACGGAGCCAACATCTCATCTGTAAAGATTCCATCGTCAATTAGAAGTGACGGGACTGTTGAAGCGTGGTATAGCTGTTCCATTGTTGATGGGATAGTGAAATAAGAGGAAAAAAAATGACATATTATAGCTTGTTAGATGGTATAAAAGAAAAAATTACAACGGATGAGCAGATGTGGAAATGTATAGAAGATGGAGGAAAAATGTATTCTGTAGATGATCAGGGGCGCGAGACGTTGATTGCAGAAAATCATGAATTCCTCAGAGGCAGACCCGCTTTTCCGGTAAAGATATTGTAATTAACTGTAGATTTAATGAAATTGAAAACGTTTGGAATGGAGGCACAAATGGAACTATCCGGAGAAAAACTAATGGCAATGGAAAGTATGATTACTGCGTATGCGTTAAATCAGATGCAATCTAATGATGTCTCACCGGAACTGGCATGTTTAATAATGAAGTGTGTACTTAATCAGTTTCAGGAAAATTACATTAACAGCTCGCTCTTGAACAGAATAAAAACCATATCAGTAGAATCAGAATCACATACTGATAAAAAGACCGAAGAAAGCAAAACATGAGGACTGGATAGTCGATGTGGAACAAAACACTGTAAGAAATGGTGAAAAAATAGTATAATAATACTGATGGAAATTTTTTTTATCCAGAAAGTTGACCCACAGTCCACAATTACAAGGAGTTCTAAAACATCATGAGATTTGACCCAAACTTAATTATCGCCCTTGTTTCCGTTTTGATTGCTTTTGTTGCCCTTGTCGTGACCATCTCAAGAAATGGTCACACGGACATACAGAAGCAGTTGGATGATGCGAAAGAAGCGGCGAAGAGAGACACGGAAATCAAGATGGGATTGCAGTCTATCCAGTCTGACACATCGGAAATTCGTTCTGGCATGGACGGACTCAAAGAAGAAGTGGCGCGGCAAGGAAAACGCCTGATTATCGTAGAGGAATCTACAAAATCAGCACACAAAAGAATTGATACATTGGAGGGAAAAAGCATATGATCAACTGGAAAGTAAGGATTAAAAACAAAAACTTCTGGCTCGCACTCATACCGGCAATTCTGTTACTCATTCAAACGATCGCCGCCCCTTTCGGATACAAGTGGGACTTTGTGGTTCTGAATCAGCAGTTCGCGGCTATTATCAACGCCTTATTCGGAGTTCTTGCAATTCTCGGAGTTGTAACAGACCCGACAACCAGCGGGGTGTCTGACAGTCGGCAGGCTCTTTCCTATGACAAACCTAAGAAAGATTGAGAGGAGGTGATCTTCCTATCTCCCAGCTATGGGTGAAATAGCAGATCGGAGGGTTTATGACGAAAGGAATAGATGTTTCCCAATGGCAGGGGACGGTTGATTGGAACGCCGTGAAAAACGCGGGGGTTGCATTTGTCATCCCAAGGGATGGATATAGGAATGTGATGGATTCCCGTTTTCTTGAGTATGTACAAGGTATTCAGAACGCAGGAATAAAAATATCTGGAATTTATCATTTTTTATATTCTGTTACAGATGATGAAGCGAGAAGAGAAGCTGATTCTTCCGTATCGTTTGCAGAGCGGGCGGGACTTCCAAAATCCACGATTATATTTGCAGATTTCGAATATGATTCTGTGGATAAAGCCGCACAAAGAGGGGTTGCGATAACAAGAGAAAATTGTACGTCAATGACCGTTGCATTTTGCGAGAGAATAAAAGAAAGAGGCTACATTCCGGGTGTTTACTACAATCAGGACTTCCGTAACCGCATGTATGACATGGATAAAATAGGAAAATACACCCAATGGTTGGCACATTATACCACAGGTAATCCTAGATGGACATGTGATTATATGCAAGACAGTTCTACAGGAAAAGTCCACGGAATTAAAGGAAACGTTGACACTGACAGGGAATATGGGGGCGCTGTGAATACAAAGTCCAGAGAAAAACTGCTGAAATCAGAAGTCGCAGCACAACTTATGACCCATCTCGTAGAACATTGGTATCATGGATATTCCCAATCTATGAGATGGGGAGATGGCGAAGGGTATTGCTATGTAACCGTAGGGGGGAAAACTTATGCACTGGCACAAGGGGATAGAGATTGCTCATCTGCTATTATAAACGCTTATGAGGTGGCTGGAATTCCGGTAAAAACGAACGGCGCGACATACACTGGGAACATGAAGGATGTTTTTGTGAGGTGTGGGTTCAAGTGGCATCCAACACGTAAAGGCATATGCACTGATGGATATAAGCCAAAACGTGGTGACGTTGCGTTAAATATAATCCATCATACAGCCATGTTCAAAGACCCCGACACACTGATGCAATTTTCCATATCTGAAACCGGTGGTGTAACCGGTGCGGATGGAGACCAGCTTCAGAATGGCGAATATGATTCGTCAGCAAGAGGGGAAAGCAATACAAGATCGTTTTACGATTATCCTTGGGATGGAGTATTGGAAGCCCCAGAAGTGTACACTGACGGTACGATACATGAGACTCCGATAAAAGTATTTGCTGCTTTGTCGATGGGGAGCAATGGTGACGGAGTAAGGGAATTACAAAAAATGCTGACTGCCATCGGCTATAGCGTAGGTTCTGCCGGTATTGATGGCTATTTTGGTTCAGCCACATCGACGGCATTAAAAGCTTTCCAGAGATCGTCTGGCATCGTGGTTGATGGAATATATGGCAACCAGTCTCAAGCAGCGTTAGTGTCTGCTTACAATAAAATTCAGACCACCCGGGATGCCCAGATTCCGCACATCGAGTATGCAGTGAAAACACTGCATCATGGAATACTCCAGTTCGTGAGGGACAGGACGGATTTTGCCGGTTACGCAAATGACGCTATTGTAGGTGTCTCAATCAGGGCGGTTAATGGGGGTTTTGTAAAGTATCGTGTGCATGCGTCTGGGAGATGGTTCGGATGGGTGACAGGATGCAATTGGAACGACATAAAAAATGGTTACGCAGGGAATGACAAGGATTCCATTGACGCTATCCAAGTCATGTATTACACGGACATCCACAAGACCGGAGGAAAATATTATCGGTCACGTTATCAGGTGAAGCCGTATGATAGAAAAGATTATTGCTCCAACATCTACGATACGGACTTCAGCAACACAGACGGGGGCGGGACGGCAGGCATCTTCGGACGTCCATTCACACAGATATTGATTGACCTTGTTGAAGCATAAGGCGGTGATAATTAATGGCAATCCAACACAGACGAGGAGATTACAGTAAATTTAATAGTGGACGGATGGTCGATGGGGAAATTGCCGTCGTGTTAAGCGGAGATCCGTCGGACACAGATGGGGATGGAGTATACGTGGCTTTCGCCCCAGGAAAAGCAAAGAGAATTGCTTTTTCTGATGATGTGAATAAAGCAAAGACTGACGCAATAGCCACATCGAAGCAGTATGCAGAATCAGCAAGAACAAGTGCTGTGAATGCGAAAACTTCTGAAACGGCGTCTGCCGGTTATGCGAAAACGGCGTCCGATGCTGCAAAGACAGCACAGACATCCGAAACAAACGCTTCAAACGCCGCAACCTCCGCAGAAAGTTCCACATCTTCTGCATCTACATCAGCTGCAAATGCTAAAGTGTCAGAAACCAACGCCAAAACTTCTGAGACGAATGCAGAAGCAAGCAAGACTAATGCTAAAATATCAGAAACTAATGCAAAGACAAGTGAAACAAATGCTGCCGCCTCTGCGCTTGCAGCCAGTAAAAGTGCATCTTCTGCATCCACATCAGCTGCAAACGCTTCCACGTCCGAGACAAATGCAAAGACATCTGAGACAAACGCAGAGGCCGCCCTACAGGAAATACAATCACAACTGTCAGAGACTGGATTAGTGAGTGTCAAAAATCAATTAGATAAACTGACGTATCCGGGACATGACCAGGCGATTATGGGAACTGACAGTTACGTGTGTGATGTGGGGCAGAAATTTGCCGCAACGCTGGTAAGCAACACATCGTTAAAACTGGCTGACGGAGAGGGCGTTCTTCAAGGCGTACGGTTTAGAATCCAGTATGGCAGCACAGTTGCATTGACGATTGCTACCGGTACGTCCGGATATAAACGCATTGATTTGGTGGTAGCCAGGTATACAAAATCCACAGGCGCGATCAATTTTGTGGTGATAAAGGGAACTAACGCCACATCTTCCCCTGCAACACCAGCCTATAATGCCGGCAGCGTAATTGCGGGAGCGGCAGTTGTAGATTTCCCGCTGTATAAAATTACGCTTGACGGAACCACAGTTTCCAGCGTGGATAAATTGTTTACACAATTACAAACCATGAAGGAAATGCAGGACGCGATTAGTAAATTAAATACCGAGATCGTTACACAGGAATTATCAATTGGTTCAGCTGATAATAGTAATTATTATGGTGAATTTTTATATTACATACACATTCCAACCTCAATTTTTTCTAAAAAAATTATCAGCTATAACGTAGTTTCATCCTCCGGAGTTGGAGTAATCAGGTCTGTAAATCTGAGTGATGATTATTTGATAATGACCACAAACTCTAATTCAAATAATGGAAAAGTAAAATTTAGGTTTGTGCTTCAAAGTAAATCGTAAAATACCGATACTCTGATTAGATCGCTGAAAGTTAGTTCTTTTACAAATACGTCTGGAATTTATATCGCTGATGCTACTGTACCCATTATCAATGGCTATGAACCTACAGTTATACAGGTACGCGATGTTCTTCCGGGAAGAGATCGAATAATCACAGCAACATTTGTAAATAGCAAATCATCTATAACAGTACAATCTAATTACAATGTTACCGGTTGTTATGCAGATATTTTGTATCTTCCTAAATAAATACCGATACCGGAAATATTATTTCAGGGCATACCATAGTTCCATTTGCTACTCGCCTCAAAGGCATTAATAACAAACACACCTTGAGCTTTAAGTGGGATGACGCAGACTTAAATAATGTAAAATTGGTTTTTTACATCGACGATGTCCCCATGAGAAAGATATAAAAGCGATATTTAATTAACTATGGTAATTTTTACACAATTTAAGAAAGGATAAAAAATGGAACTAAATTTTAACAATGGGAAAAAATTAGAGATCACTTCATCCGCGGCGGGTTCCGGAATTCTAACCATCCGTATGCTACAGCAGAATATTGATGATCTTCAGAAAATTTTTTCCGATGAACTGGGAACAAAGGTTATTACCGTGCACGAAGATGGGAAGGAGGATATTGCATATGAAAATTACACGCAGCTGAGCCGAATATCTGTATACACTGGCGGGATTTACGAGGTTGAGCTTCGCCAGAAAGAGGCCAGCACAGATACAAAAATTGCGGATAATACCGCGCAGCTCACGGAGACACAGGAGGCGATCGCAGATATATATGCCCGGCTGGATGCCATAGACGATCAGCTTGCGGCAAAGAACGAAAAGGAGGTTACGGCATGATCAGGGCAAAGATTTACGCAAGATTAATCATTAAAGGAAAAATGACAATTTCGGATGTTTCCCAGAAATACCCGGCATATTTGGATGATGTAAAACAGGCACTAATTGAAATGGGGCACCCCGAGCTGTCAGAGTAGGAGAAGAATTTATGATCGACCCAAGCACATGGATAGCACTGGCGGAGCTTCTGGATTCAATGATAACGTGTACGAATTTTTTGCAATGCGGATTCACGAAGGTTATCTGA